TTAGCTCGCATTTCCAAGGCTTTGCTCCATATCAGTGTCTAACCCCGGAACAGGGTTAGACATTTCCCATTCCACCAACCGCTTGATCGCCGCATCCGCGAGTTTCGCCTGGTTGGCTGTCGCGGTGTAGCGCGCGACCTCGTCGTCCTTGCTGTGGCCGCTCACCGACTTCATGCTCTTGTTCGGCATTTCCAGCTCCGCCATGCGGCGCATCGTCGCCTTGCGAAGGCCGTGCGCGGTGCATTGGCTGAGGCCGGCGGCATCGCATTGCTCGCGGAACCACCCGCCGAAACCCTTCACCGAGAAGGGCTTCCCCCACTCGGTCATGATGAAGCAGAGATGATCGGACGGCGGCATCGCGGCGATCGCGTTGGCCAGAGGCGCGGCGATCGGGAGGGTCAGCGTCTTACCGGTCTTGGTTTGGCGGATGACGAACTTCCCCCCGCGGATATGCTGGCGTCCGAGGTGGATCGCATCGATCTTCCGCTGATCGGTCCAGAGCATCAGCTCCATGGCGAGGCGCTGCTTCGTGCCGAGCGCCCAGCGCGCGCGGTATGCCAGGATGTCTTCCTCGGTCCACGCATAGAACCCAGTTGAGCGCTCGCCCGCCGGCACCTTGACCTGCTGGGATTGCGCGGCCGGATTGGTGTTCATCAGCTTCGTCTTGATCGCGAAGTCGAACAGCCGCACCAGCTCCTTCCGGAGCTTCTTTGCCGCCTCGATCCCGCCCTCCCAGCGGTTCGTTTCCTCGTTCTTGAACTTGACCTTCCGTGCGGCGACCATCGCGTCGATGTGCTCGAAGGTGATGCCCGCGACAGGCCATGCCGTCCGGCCATCGAAGAAGCCTCGATCCAAGACTGACTTGACCTTAATCTGCGTCTGCTCCGTCGGCCCCAAGCGCTCCGGAACCGAGTAATAGCGATGCTGCAGGTCGCCCGCGCTTCCGGGGATGATCCGCGCCTGGGCGGACTCGCGCGCAGCTTTCGACGGTGCGGCGGGGTCGTTGAACCGGGCATACTCCTCGCGGAAGGCCTCGGTGCCGAGCGGTGCTGTGAAATGGCCGCCGGGGAACCCGGCGCGGCGGAAGCGATACCGCCACTTGCCATGCCGGTCGCGATAGCGCGTCACGTACTCGGGCAAGAAACGGTTCGATTTCAACTGGCGCTTGTTCGTCATCGTTTCAGCTCGCGGTCCCAGGGGTTGCCCGGTTCAGCGGCCGACGGTGCGGCCTCCGAATCGGTGTGCACCACGATCCGCCCATCTGGCGTGATTTCAACCCGCCCTACACGCAGCCCCGCACCCAGGGCGCCGGCGACAGCGCGCTTGACATCCTCTTGCTTGAACCGGGCCGGGGCAGTCATCTTCGCGTCCTCTGAATTGCGTTGCCGTGCTCTCCGTGCTGTCACCCCCGTTGCGGCTGGTCAGGCCGCGCCCTTCTGAGGTTGGACATCCGCCCGGCGATCACGAAGCCGGGCCGATCCCATTCAGGAGGCGTCCTCGCCCTCAGCCTCCGCAGCTGCGGTTGCCTCGCGGAAGGCCTCAATGGACGGATAGTGCGAGAGGATACCGACGTCGTTCATCAGGTCAGCGATCGCTTCGAAGCTGTACTCGGCTTCGTCTTCCTCGCCGCCATCCGACGCCTCGGGCGCATCGGCATAGGAACCGTCGGCCCAGCGGTAGAAGATCGTGCCCCCAAGAAGGTTCGTCTCGACCACGGCTGGCGGGTTGGCGATCAGTTCCTCGCGCGCCCGCTCCGCCTCTTCGGCCGCAGCGATCCGCTGACGTTCCTGCTCGGCCAGCGCTTCGTCATAGACGACCGTCGCGGCGTCGCGCTGCGCCTCGAATTCCTCGCGCGAGACACGGACGCTGACCTCGAGAAAGATGTCGTCGTCCTGTTCGGTGATCCGAGCCCAGCGGCCCAGTGCGGGCATGAACACCCGGTTTTCCAGCGGCGACCCGGCACACTTCGGAAAGGCGAGGCGGAACGCTTCGAGATCGATCGCGCGCTCGCGCTCTCCCGCGGCGCGGAGGGCGGCGCGCTCTTCCTCGGACAACTGACGGCGCTCCTCGCCCTCCTCGACTGGATCAGCTGGGACCAGCAGGTGGGAGCCGATCTGGAGCTTCAGGTCTTCGTCGAGCCAGACGCCCGCGCGGGTCGGGAGCTTGTCCGCCTTCCGCTGAGCGCGGATCTCGCCGCGGTGATCATAAACGGTCGTCCATCCCTCCGGCGCAGGCAGCGAGGCATAGGCGGTCTGGACGAAGGTGACGCTCTCGAGCTTGTGCTTCTTCGCGAACTTCGGAAGCTCGACGTCCAGCTTATCCTTGAAAAGCTTGTCCAGAAGCTTGGTGTCGACAACCCGCTCGCTGGCATCGATCGAAAACAGGTCGATGTCGGTCCGCCCCCCCGCTGCGAGATAGTCGTCGAGGCCCACGAAGCGGACCCGCTTGTCCGACGCGCTATAGGTCTTGTTCCTCAGAGCCTCCCGGATGCTGGCGGGATCGTGCGGCTTGTAATTCGACTTCGACTGATCGGCGAACACCTTGGCCTGGAGGTCAGCGTCATCCACCGAGGCATAGGCCTCAGCGGAGCCGAGACCGATCACCCCCTCGCGGAGCGCACCGAGGATCGCCTCATCGAGATTGGCGAGACGGAGGCGCCCGCGCACATGCCGCTCGGTGACGCCGAACCGCCGCGCGCAGTGCGCGATACGCGCCGCGTCGTCGCCCTCGGTCTGGTCAATGATGGTCGAGAACGCGAGGAACTCATCCGCGGGGTTCATCGCGACCTTCTGGATGTTCTCCGCCAGCGAAGTCTCGACGCCCTGCTCCTGCGCCTCGATCAGCACCGGCACCTCGAACTCCGGGGGCAGCTCGCCGCGCTCGACCAGCAGCTTGAGGGCTGCGAAGCGCCGCCCGCCGGCGACGACCTCGAACTGATCGGCGTCCGTCGTCGCGATTGCGACCAGGTTCTGTTTCAGGCCGCGCGCCGCGATGTCATCGGCGAGGCCTTCGACGTCCTCGGCCGGGTTCGTCTTGCGGACATTGAGGTCGGACCGGGTCAGCCGGTTCAGCGGAATGGACTGCATCATGGGTGTTGCTCCTTGGTAGGGATCGTCGCGTTTCCTTGACCCGCGAACTCTAGTTCATCGCCGACCGGGTCAAAGCAGAAGGCGCAGTTTTCTGCGGTTTTTTGCGTCACAGCACCGGCTCCACGATGACAACGGCACCACCCCGCGCTTCGGTGCCGAGGTGGTCGAGCGCGAAGTTTAGAGCGGACCCCGCATCCAGGGCGGGACGGCGCGTTCCGCTCGGCCCAAGCGCCCAGCTGGCACCGTCGCCGGTCGTCGTGATGTAGACGCGCGGGCGACCGTCGGCGCGATCGAACGGGCGCGTCATGCCGAGATCCGATCGATGTTGCCGTGGCGGACGCTGAAGGTCAGGACCAGCACCTCGGGGTTGTCCTCCCAGCGCTGGCCTTCCTTGTCGTGCAGCGATTGCCACAGGTGCATGTACCAACTGACGGGGAGGTGCTGGTTACCCTCGCCCAAGCCGGGCCATCCCTCGTCCATCGCATCGCTCGGCGAAACATCGCACAGGCGTTCCACCCGATTGCCTTCTACGATGAGGGTCAGGCGAGACGCCCAGCGCGGCATGTGCATGCCCTGGCGATGCTTCCCCCATGCGCTGGCGAATGCTTGCGTCGGAACCGTGTGGTCCGCGAGGCAAAGGATCGACGCATTGGTGGGAAGATCCTTGGGCGCGAACTCGTCGAACCCGAGCGAGGTCTTCCAATGTTCGCGGACATAGAGCCGATCGCCAACCGCGCAGCGCGAGAGGGGCGAGGTCGCCAGCCGCCGAGTCTTTGTCTTGCGTCCGGCGAGCAGCGCGCGCACCATCGGGCCAGAAAAGATGATGGGGCGATCAGTCATGGCAGAGATACCTTGGGATGCACCGGCAACGGTCTGGCTGTTCGTTCGCGGGCTGAACCGCCGCCGCGCCGACTTCACCGGCACTCTGCGGGGCGCGACGATCTTCACGCTCGCCCAGGCGAATCCCGATGGCGACGGCTACATCATCGAATTGGATGACAAGTCCGCGAAGTGGGAGGGCGGCGAGATCCAGGCGCTCGGGCACCAACTCGAAGAAGGCTGAGCGCTTAACCACACGCCCGCTCCCGCTTGAGGTGGCGCCGCGGTTCGATCAACCAAGTCGCCTGGCGGATCAGGTCGAGGGCTTCACGCAGCATCACCTCCGCGTCGGGGTGCATCCGCTGTGTCGCCAGCGTCTCGACAACGCCCGTGATCTCGGAGGTGCTGTTGTAGAGGCGATCCGCCGAGCGCGCGGCCGCTGCGCTCTGCTCCGGCGTGGTGCCCGGCTCGGGGTCGCTATACGTCGCGCGCTGGGCATCGTCGGGCTGCTCGTTGCGCTGATAGGACCGCATCGCCCACGCGACCTCTTCGGCGGCGCTCGCCTTCTTGAGCAGCTTGGCCGCAGCCTCCGGGTTCGGTTCCTGGCGCCCGGCGGTCCGCGCCAGATCAGCCCAGTGCAGCACCGTGTCGGGACCGAAGCGGTCACCGCCCTGGATCGTGAACAGCGGCTCGCCGGGCTTCGCGGACTCTAGCCCATCATAGATGCCGGCGCGCTCGCGCGTGCTGACCAATGCGTCGTCCGTCATGCGACCTCTCCCGGGAACAGCCAGTCCGCCGCGCGGAGTTTGCCCGCGCTCGGATATTCGATGATTTCAAGGGTTTTCAGGGTGCCGCGGTAGCGCTTGAAGGTGCCGCCGCTCGCCTCATAGCCTGCGGCCCGTCCGACCTCGTCCGCAGCGATCGAGTGCGGATAGGCGGCAAGGATCGGATCGAGCAGCTTCACCAGCGGCGCGTCGAGGTGGTCGCGCACCGCAGCGTGGAGCGCGGCGACAGTCGGCACTCCCTCACGGTGAGCCGTCGCAAGCTGACGCCCTTCATCCGTCAGCGCCAACCGCCCATCACCGGGGTACCTGATAAGTCCGCGCGTGCGCGCATCGCCGCGGTACCGCTTGAACGTCCCGCCTGTCGGGGCATAGCCAGCGATGAAACCGACCTGATTGGAGGTCGGAGCCTCAAGCCCGAACAAGTTCCACCATGCCACAGCGTTGATGAGCTTCATGATCGGGGCGGAGACCGGGCCAACCGACATATGCCCGCCGCGCGCGGAATTGGAGGGCGCGCGCGCGGCGGGCTGCGGCCGAGCGGCAACAGGAGGGGATTGCTCGGCCGGTTCGGTTGGGGTGGTGATCTGCGGCGACGGCGCGTCGAGTGCCGGACGGATGCGCGCCATATCAGCGGCGGCTTCGGCGATGCGCGCGGCGCAGTCGCGCAGGGCGCGGCCTTCCGCGATCAGAACGTCAACTTGGCGCTGCCCCTCGGCGCGCTCGATCGTCCAGTCGTCGCGCTCGCGCCGGAGGTCGAGCAGCTCGGCGCGTTCCGCATCGGTGATCGGCTCGATGGCCGCAGACCCGCCCGTCGGCACCGCTGCGCCCTCCGCGTCGTCGGTCGGCGCAGCGGCAAGCCCGGCGAGGATCTCGCGCAGCGCTTCGGGTGCGGGTGGCGTCGGCACCTTCGCTTGGCCCGCATGGACCGGGGTGGTCTCGACGTCGGCGACCCGGAACAGGGTCGGCTCCCGCGTCAGCGCCTCGCCCATCGCGTAGAAGTGGCGCTTCTCGATTCCGCGCAGCCGTTCCCGGCCCTCCTTCGCGGTGAAGCCGAGCTGCTCCGCCATCGTGTTGCGGTCTACGGCTTGGCCGACGCGGCCCAGCATCCAGTTGTTGACCATGCCCCGGACGCCGGGGTCGATCTCGGTGAACTTGGTCCCGGCGATGACGGCGGTGAACCCGCGCTTCCGGCCCTGGAACAGCAGCGCGCGGATGCCGTCGGTCGCCTCGGTGGTGCCGACGCGCGGCGCGAACCGCTGCACCTCGTCAACCACCACCAGCACGGGATGCCAGAGGTCACGCGGCGCATTGACCAGCGCGGTCAGGAATCGCCCGATGAACTCGGGGGCACCTTCGGGGCCGAGGTCGTTGAGCTGGGCGATCAGCGAGAAGCCGTGGGTCAGCGCGCCGAGCGCGAGGGACTCCGCGCTGGCGAGCGGAGCCGGGATGTCGCCCCCCTCCCCGCCCGCGATCACGAACTCGTGGCGTTCCCGCAGGGTGTAGAACTCGTCCTCACCGTCGAGGATGATCTGCTGGACCCGGCCGCCCGTGGCTTCGAGGAGCCGCCGCAGCAGCCCGCTCTTCCCGCCGCCGCTGTTGGCGACGACGCCGAGGTGCGAACCGATCAGCTCATCGAGGTCGAGGTCGACGGACGCGCCGTCTGCGGTCTGGCCAAGGGAAGTCGTCATCGGGTCATCCAATCGAGAAGGCGGCGGAGGTGGCTGCGCCGCCCGCGCGTGCGCAGCCACTGCTCCCGACGCGCCTCGTCCCGCGCCAGCATCGTGGTCCGGCGGTCCGCAAGCGACTGGCTGGACACACACGGCGGGGCATTGAGGAGCGTCGGGTCTGCCATGACGGTTAGGCGTCCGTGCGCTTCGTGGAGGCGGGCTTGAACCGCGCCTTGTGCTCGGCGATCGCGTCATCGACGGTCTTGGACAGATCGTCGCCCAGCCCTTCGCGGTGGGTCTTGAGGTCGCTCTCGACCGCGAGGACATCGCCGATGATCTGCGCGTTGCGGCACCGTTCGATCATCTGCCCCGCGACGCTTTCCGCCAGCGAACCGCCGCTGTCGTCGTTGCCCGGCGCGTCCTGCGCGGCCGGTTCGCCTTCCGCCAGTGCGGCGGTACCATCGGCCTGGCGGAACGTCTCCTGATCGAGCACGCGCGCGACCTCTTCCGAGATCTCGCCGGTCGCCGGATCGTGCGGCGGATCGCCGGCGTCACCTTCCTCGCGCGCGGGCGGGACCAGGCGCGGTGCATCCGGCTCCTCGGCGAGCGCTGCGCTGACCGACCGGGCAGCGATTTCCTCGTCGCGTGCCTCGACGTCGATCAGGTCGCCCGACATAGGCAGCGTCTTGCTGTGGCGGCGCATGACGGTCTTGCGCGCCATCTCGCTGAACCAGTCGACCCACGGACCCTTCGGCTCGATCGGCTTGCCCTTGTTGGCGCCGAACTCATAGACGCGGCCCTCTGCGCCGGTCTGGCTCCGCTGGCGCACCTTGTTGATTTCGGAGCGGCGCATGACCTCGAACGACCGGGTGCCGTCCTTCATCACCGCGACCGAATAGGCGGCGACGATCTCGCTGTCGGCGGTCTGCTCGTCGGTGAGGTCGAGCATGGGGCGATGGCGCAGCACCGCTTCGGTCCCCGCTTCGTAGATGAAGCGCCCGCTCTCCATCTCCGCCCGATAGACGACGTTCGTCTCGATCGAGCTGATCTCGCCGGACTGGAGGATCTTCTTCCGCAGCCCGTACACCATCGGCATGTACTGGACCTGCTTCACCGTTACCCAGCGGTCGCCGTCCTTCACGCGGGTGGAGAAGATCACCAGCGCGGCCTCGCGCTTGTCGGGCAGAAGCCCGTCCTGCGCTGCCTTCATGCAGGCCAGCAGGAGGCTCTGGCGATCAGCCTTGAGCAGCTCGACGTCGCCTTGAACGGCGGTGATGATCGTCCGCTGGAACTGGCCCGGCGTGATGTGCTGGGGCAGCACCATCTTGAACTGGTCGGCGCGCGTCGCGAGCTGGTTGTTGAGGGATTCGACGGCGCGGCGCGCATCGTCGACGTGGGCGATCTGGGTGGCCATTTCTCAGTTCTCCAGTTGAAAGGGCTCGGCCGCGCCATCGGCTACGGCTTCGGCATCGAGCCGGCCAAGGATCGGCTTGGTCTGGAAGGGCGGCACTTCGTCGGTGACGCTGACGCATTCGACGCGCTTCCAGCCGTCGCCGCCCCGGCGGGAGTCATCGACCTTGAGCATGTCGCCAGCAGCGACCGGCTCGCCGTCGTTGTGATAGGTGTAGGTGCGGGTGTCTTCCGGCCGGAACCGGACGATGACAAACTGTCTCTTCGTCATGGGAATCTCCTCAAAAAGGTCGGCATTCCACGCACTCCCAAATGTCGTGCGCGGGGTCGTTACGGTGTGGGCATGGGTTGCCGGCCGCGGCACGGCTGTGGACGAAATCGGGGAGCGGAGTTTCCGGGCCAGCCAAAGCAATCTCCGGCAGCACCGCGCGAACCGAAACCGGAAGCTGCCACTCCTCTTTGGGCGACCGTTCCGCCGCCACGTCCGCGGAGCATGGCGTGAACTGGTAGATCGAGCTTCCGCCGATCAGTACCGCCTTGAGCAGCTCGCCGTTGAACAGCGGCTCGATGCTCATCAGCTTGGTGCCGAAGCGCTCGACCTCCTCGACGCGACCGATGATTGTCCGGTGGCCCAGGATTTCGACGATGGCGTAATCGCCCGAGGGAAGCGCGCCCATCAGTCGATCCTCGCCACGCGGTAGGACTCGTCCGGCTGGACAACAGCGATCCACGCACCGTCGAAGAACAGGATGCGCTCGTCGCGGAGCTTGCCCTGTGCGATCAGCTGGCGAGCCGGATCACCTGGATAGGTCAGCGTGCCGGCCTCGACGTTGAGCTTCAGCCCCGAAGTATCGCGCCAGCCGCCGCCGATGTCGCGATAGGCGACGTCGATCTGCTCGACCGCGCTGCCCGGGTTCGAAGGGCAGAGCATGTCCGGGATGGTGCCCAGCATCTCGCGGGCACCATATCCACGCCGCTCCATGTGCGCCTTGGCGATCGGAGTGAAGGTGAACTCGATCATCAGCGCACCGCGCTTCCGGTCTTGGAGAAGATCCGGCACCCCTTGAGTTCGCGGATGCCGTTCTTCCCGCGCACCTGCGGCCGGATGACCTTCTCGAGCGCCTCGATCACGCTGGGGTGCTTGAGATAGGCGTCGGGGACTTGGCGCACGTTCAGCACCTCGACATCCCACGTTTCGGTCAGCGAGACGGAGCTGCCATAGTCGCCGCGCGCGACGGGACCGCGCTCCAGCTTCGGCGCCGCGAACACCGGCTCGGGTTCAACCTCGACGGCTTCGGCGGCGCGACCCTCTGCCTCGGCCCGCGCATCCTCTTCGGCCTGGAGTCGGGCACGCTCACGCGCCGCCGCCTCCTCGGCCTCGCGCTGTTCGCGGGCGATCCGCGCCGCCTCTTCGCGCTGCTTCCGGGCCTCTTCGGCAAGGAAGGTGTCGAGATGCTTGCGCGCATTCGCGACCGCCGTCTGGAGATCACCGAGGATGGTGTCGGCCTTGCCCTTGAGCGCGCGCTGACTGTTGAGAAGCGGACGGTTGTGCTTCTCGCGATGCTCCTCGACCGCCTTGGCGGCGGCTCCGGCCATCTTCACATAGTCGCCGATCCGACCCGCAGCATCATTCGTCGCGCAACCGCTGACGCTGTTGCCCGATGCGGTCAGGTCTTTGATGCGCTGGATCAGCCCATCGCTGTTGAGGCCTTCGACGAAGTCGTCGACGACCTTCACCTCCATCGGGATCTCGCGGCTGTTGTCGCCGATCCCCGCGACCGGCGCGGGTTCCGCTTCCGGCCAGGGCTTCACGTCGGAAAACACGTTGTCCATCTCGGGCTCCTTCAAAAAGGCAGGGGGGCGGTCAGCAGATCGACGCGCCGGGTGGGGTTTGCTTGGGGACTGTCGGGGGCGTGTTCCTCGCCCCACGCTTGGAGCGAGGTCAGGTATCGGTACTCGCCCTCGTTGCTCGGCTCCTTGGCGCAGCTCGGCCAGGCACGAAGGAGGTCGAAGGGGCGACCATTGACCTCGGCCTGCCAGCGATGGGACCGGTCCAGTTCGGTGCCGTCGATCGGATCGAGCGGAGGGCCGAACCAGATCTTGACGCCGACATGCATCGCGCCGCTGCGCAGCTTCATCTTGTAGAAGCCGGCGACCGGAGTGTCGGGGTCGATGCCCTCGTAATGGGCGACCGGTTCCTGCCTCTCGCCGTAGATCAAGGCGTTGGTGATTGAGCGCGTGCGCGTCATGCCCGCGCGCTCCCGAACAGATGGCGCTCGGCCATTTCGCGGCGCTCTTCCTCGGTCCACGACGACGGGTATGCGTGCATCTGCACCGCGACCATCCGCTCGACGGTATCGCCCAGCTCGTGGCAGCGCTCCGCCAGCGTCATATCGGACAGGGCCGGACCCGGAAGGGTCAGCGGGGTATAGGGCGCGCTGCCACCACCGGCGGCGCGAAAGGCGCGGGATGCGCCGACCATGACGGGATCGAGCATCATGCGCCCTCCCCCGCCCCGACGTTGATCTCGACGATCGCTTTTTCGGTGATGATGCGAACCGGGTGGCCGTTGCGGACCGCCTTGTCGAATAGCGCGATCATGGGATGGGGTTGCGGCTCCCGGCGCGGCCCGCCGCGCCAGCACCGGACATACCGGCGCTCCTTGCGGTCGTAGATGCCGCCGTGGGCGTCCCGATCATCCTTGAATGGCTGGACGAAGCAGACGTCGAACGCCGCTTCCGCCGCGTCGAGATCGTCCGTGTAGGTGATGACCTCCTTGAGGCCGACGCAGGCGCTGATCTGATAGCGCCCCGTCTCGAACAGGGGCGTCAGGAACGCTCCGTCTGCTGGACTCGCCGGGATAATTGCGGTGCTGTGCATCGTGATCTCCACAGCCCCTGACCAAAGGGGCTATGGCGATGACAATAGCGATAATTGCGATAGTCGCAATACCAAATCGCGATTATCGCAATTTTTATCCGCGCGCCTCAGTCGTCGGGGTAGATCGGATCGGGATAAAAATCCGGGTCTCCGGTGTGACTTTCGCGATTTTCTCGCTCCGGGAGGGTCGGTTCATCGCCATCGAACGCGACTCGAATCGCGGCCCCATATTCCAATCGCTCCTGGAACACCGCTTTGATGACGCGCCCACGATCCAGCATCGGCGCGATCCACGCCGCGCGCTCGGCTGAGAGGTAGCCCATCTGGACGCCTTGGGGGCTGTAGACGGCGACGGCGCGCTCGTCCTTCGGGTTCTTCGGCTCCCGCCTCAGCTCGATCGGATCGCCGGGCTTGCAGAGCGCAATCGCGAAATGCCGCGTCGGACCCCGCTTGTTCGGATAGTCGGCTCCGACCACCGCCAAAGAGAACGGCGCGCGCGCCAACGGTTAGAGCTCGCGCGCGAGCCGGAACACGCGGCCGAAGATCATTAGATCGGCGGCATCGACCTCCTGGTCAGGCACCGCAGGATTGTCCGACATGACCAGCACGCGCTGAGGCCCGATCGCGCGCAGCCGCTTGATGGCGCCGGCACCGTACATCGCGATTGCCCAGACGCGATCATTGAGGTTCAGCACCGTCGAAGTGGTGTCGATCATCACCTCGTCGCTGCTCTGCAGGGTCGGGAACATGCTGTCGCCGACCCCGCGCGCGAGCCTGATCCGATGCGGTGGGGTGCGCGTGATCGCGCGGAGATAGCCGAGGTCGAACTTGACGGGTTCCTCCTCGATATAGTCGTCGATGTTGGTGCCGTCGCCCATCGCGAGCGACAGGTCGAGACGGATCAGCTCGACCACGTCGTCGGCTGCAGCACTGACAGGCGGAAGGATCGGCGGCGCGACGATCTCGCTGCGCTTCCGCGCCCTCGCCTCTTGTTCGAGCCATGCCGCCGCGAGCTGGCGCTCCTCGCCTCGCCATTGCCTGATACCGCGCCGAATCTTGGAGAGCTTGTCCGCGCTCAGCCCAATAGCTTCCGCCATCTCCTTCTGGTCGATCTTCAACCGATCAAGCCGGAGGAATATCTCGTCGATGCCAGCGATCTGCTCCATCCGGCCATAGGACTGAACGCGACGATTATCGCAATCGCGATTATCGCGACTTTCCGCTTGCGATCTAATCGCGATTATCGCATTTAACATCGCATGCCGACCGCAATCGACACGCTATTCGAAGCCCTCGGGGGCACAAGCGAGGTATCTCGCATCACCAGGACCGCGTACTCGACGGTCCGAAGCATGAAGTCGAATGGGATCACAGAATCCCGCCTCGACCACATCGTGCTCGCCGCCAAGGCGCGTAAGCCCGAGGTCGCGCACATCGACCAGCTCGCCGCTGCGGTCATGCCGATCGATCGGAAAGTCGCGCCCGAGGTCGCCGCGCAGTGATTGCGACCGGCGTCCCCTATCGGTGCGCGAGCTGCCACGCCGCCAGATGCGACTGCGATTTCAGCGCGTGGCTGATGCCGCGATGCCGATCCAGCGCGCGTTCGGCCCGTGCCGTTCATCCGATGGGGTCTCCCTGTTCGCCGATTCCGCTTCCCGCCCGCGAGCGAGGTGTGCCGTGCGCGCGCTGAGCCTCGTCCTGACCACCCTTTTCCCAATTGCCGCGCAGCCTCCGAAGCAACGCCGCGACGATCGCGCCCAGGGGCGCGGCGTCGGCTCGGTCAGCTCTTTCGGATCGAGGCTTCGTCATGATGGAGACCTTGCGCGATGAGCGCACCGCACATCCACGGCCCGCGCCGAACTTTTTCCGCGTCATCCGCGGTCGAGATCCAGGCGGACGCGCTGCGCCGGATCAAGGCCGACGACGGTCTGACCTATAAGGATTTGGGCCGGTACCTCGGCGGGAAGTCGGAAGACCGCGCCGCCGCCTATGCGCCGCCAAAGGACAGCGAGCGCGCGATCGCCGCGATGGACATGCTGACCTTCCTCGCCGCTTGCGAGACGTGGCGGGGCCGATTCGCCGATCCCCTGCTCGCGCTTGTCGGCGGTCGCTGGGCCGATGCCGGTTCGGTGTGCACTGGCGACCCCGGCGCGTTGACCCTCGCAACGCTGCTGCCCGCGATCATCGAGATCGAGAAGGACGGCATCACCTCCGCCGACGAGCTGGCCCCGCACGAGGCGCTGATTCGGCGCGTCCACGCCCTCACGACCGTCTGGCTCGAGATGATCGCCCAGGAGAGCGCACGATGATACAGCACACCAGCTTGAACCGCTCGCGGATGTTGGACTGGCTCCGGGATCTTGAGGAGCAGGGCGAACCGGCCCCGACCGATACTGAGATCGCTGCACGCTTCGGGTTCGAGAACCCCGAGGCGGCGCGGACGCTGCTGGCCGACATCGCGGACCGCGGCGAAATCGTCATCAAGGGCACCGGCCCTGATCGCACGATCAAGATTGGCCTGACGCGGACGAGCTATGCCCACACGACGGTTGTTCCCGCGCCAGCGGTACGCCGACAGTCGGCCTCGACCGAAGATGGCGTCCAGCGCATCCTCGACATCGTCAACCGGAGCAAGAAGGCCGCGCCGGAACCGGTGGCAGAAGCAATCGCCGCGCCGGTCGTCCCAGCCCCAGCCCCTTCCCCAGAGCCTTCGCCTGCCCCTGCACCGAAGCGCGCGGTCATTGTGGAAGACGCTGCCTCAGGCCCGATGCGCCAAGCCGCGTTCCGCATCACCCCAGCCGAACATGCCAAGCTTTCGGCCCGCGCCGAAGCCGAGGATTCGTCGGTATCGGCGGTCTGCCAGCAGATCGTGCGAGCCGTTCTGGCCGGGCAGGATCCGACGCCGGAGGTGCCCCTTGATGAGGTGCGTCTCGACCGCAAACCCGTGATCCGTGCGGCGATGGTGGTTGCGGCGCAGGAAGCCGACATCCCCCTCGACGCCTTTGTCCGCCTCCTGATCGAGCGCGGGTTCGAGAGCTTCATGGCCTCGCGCACCACTGCGGAGGCCGCGTGAGCGTCGCCTCCCTTCCCCATCCCCGTCCGTCGCCGCGGACGAAAAACCGAGGCTGGCGCTGCCGTGTTGCTGGCGCCGGCGGGATCGCGCGTCCCCTACGCGCAGGCTGGCAAGCCTCGGATCGGCGAAACCACCAGACCAGGAGAATGTGATGGGACAAGGAACCCCTCCCCCGGATCATAACGATCCGGACCAAGTCAGCTTGATTCGGGAATGCACCGACAAGATCATCCAGCTCGAAAAACAGCGTGCCTCGATCAACGCGGACATCTCGGCCGAGCGTAAGCGCATCAAGGCGTCGAACGTCGACATGGATGCATGGCGGGCGGCGAAACGCCGTCGCGAGATGGACCCGGACGTTCGCGCCGAGTTCGATCGTAGCCAGATCCTGTGCAACAAGGCGCTCGGTGTGCCTGTCCAGGCGGACCTGTTCGCCAACGACAGCGAAGCCACGCCCGGCGACATTCCGGACGCGGCATAATGAGCGCCCCGGAACAGCAGGTCGCCTCTGAAGGCGATAGCCGCACGGTGAACAACGCCGTGCGGCACCAGTACCGCGTCCTCAGCGATGAGGAGAAGGCGCAGATGGTCCGCATCAAGGACTTGGGTGCCGGATTGCTCAGCGCGATCGACGAACTCGGTGCGAGCCGGGAATATTCGCTCGCGAAGACCAAGGTCGAGGAAGCGGTGATGTGGGCGGTCAAGGGGCTGACCGCCTGATGCGCTACGCTGCCTTCGACCTCAGCTCGAAGACTGGCTGGGGGGTGTGGGATGGCCACGCCCCCCAGCCACAGCTGGGTGTCAAACCTATCGTCGGCTGGGATTACGATGCTGGCTCGATGCTTGAGCTGTATCGGAAGTGGCTCGGCGACTTCCTGCGCGCGCATCGACCGCAGCGCATCGGTATCGAGGCGATGTTCATTGCACCGCACCTCGACGCGCCCACCATCTTCAAGCAGGTCGCGCTGGTCAGCTTTACCCAATGGGCGGCGAAGGCAGCGGCGATTCCTTGCACGCTGATCTATTCCGCGAGCTGGCGGAAGACCTGGTATGGATCGGCGACCGGCCGAACCGACGATTTCAAAATCATGGCTGAGAACCGGTGTAAGGATCTCGGCTGGCCGGCACCCGATCACAACGCGGCTGAGGCCGCAGGCATCCTCGACCACCTCGTGACGCAGATCGGGAAGGAGACGCCGCCCTGGCGCTCCGATCACCTGTTCATGCCGGAGCCCGACCGGGTGAGGCGCCGCGGATGAGCAAGGCCTTCGCCAAGGAAACCGAACTGGTCCTCGCGTTCCGCGACTGGCTCCAGGAGCGGCGCTGGTCGACCAACGCGACGACCAACGGAGACGGCTGGATCGTTTACCCGGAGACGGCGGGCTGGGACTTGCTCCTCGCCCACAACGAGCATGGCATCCAGATCGGCATCGAGGCGAAGCTGAGCCTCAACGCAAAGGTGCTGGAGCAGGCGTTGCCACCGCACCGGTGGGCGGCGGAGATCGGTCCCGACTATCGTGCGGTGCTGGTCCCCGGCGACAGTTGCCAGCATCACATGGCCAGCCTCGCCGCGCATCTCGGCGTGACCGTTATCACCATCGATGCCCTGCATGACGAATACGAGCGGCGGCGTGGTCGACTCTGGCGGTGTACCGCCGAGCTACCCACCGAGATCCGCGAGTATAGCGATCGCAACTGGTTCTCGTGGCTCCCGACGACCCGCGAGACCTTGCCCGAATATGTGCCCGACGTCTGCGGCGGCGACAGTGCCCCAGTCGCGCTGACCCCCTGGAAGGTCAAGGCGATCAAGCTGCTGATCCTGCTGGAGCGGCGAGGTGCCGTCACCCGCCGCGACATGAAGGCTCTTGAACTGAGCCCGTCGCGGTGGACCGCTCCCTATCACGGTTTTCTCGCACCAACCCCCGACGGGTACGTCCGGTACGAGCGGACCCCGGACCTCAAGGCACAGCATCCCCGCAACTGGGTCGAGATCGAAGCCGACTTCGATCAATGGAACCCGGATGCCGCCCGGGAATCGGCCCGATGAGCGCCGCCATCGCCATCCTGCCGACTGAGCTGAATGTCGAGGCCGCATGGTCCCGATACCGGGAGCTGTGCCTGCGCCTCGCCGCCTCCCCGGACCTCGAAGACGACGCCGTCTTCACCGCTGAGCTTGATGCCGCGGCGAAGGATTGGCAGCGCGCGTTCGCCGCGTGGGTGGGGGCGTCATGCCGGTGACCGCCCTCCAGATGGCCCCCACAGAGCCTTATCCGAAGTGCCTCTTCAACGAAGAAGCTGAGGCTGCGCTGCTCGGCGCGCTTATGATCGAGAACAGGTTCATCGAGCGCGTCGCCGATCAGGTCGCGCCAGAGGACTTCTCATTGCCCGTTCATGGTCGGGTCTATGCCGCGATTCTCACTGCGAACGCAGCCGGGCAGCCTACCAATCCGGTCCTGCTCCGGCCCTTGTTCTCGGACGATCCCGGAATGGCTGCGCTCGGTGGGCCAGCCTATCTAGCACAGCTGACCGGGTCCGGTGCTGGCATGATCGGTGTCAGCCAGTTCGCGGCACAAATCGCTGACATGGCAAAGCGCCGGAAGGTCTATGACGCGCTGCGCGAAACGGTTGCCGCGATGCAGACCGCGGACCACCTCGAGTCACCGATCGAGGCGCTGGCCGAGGGCGTCGACTCTGCACTGACCGCCGCGATGGCGAAGCAGGGCGTCACCCAAGGCCGGTCCATCGCTGCGGCGATGGATGCTACGCTGGGTCGGATCGACGACGAGGCGTCTGGCGTCTCGGTTCCTGGGGTGAAGCTCGATGGCTTCGCGGACTGGAACTATCTCACCGGCAACATGCGGTACGGCGAGGTCATCATCCTCGGCGGCCGGCCTGGGATGGGCAAGACCGCCACCGCGCTATCGGCGTGGCTGGCGACCGGCCGCGCCGGCAAGGGTGGTCTCTATATCAGCTTGGAGATGTCCGAGGACGAGCTGATGCGGCGCGCGATCGCCGACCTCGTCTTCGAATACGGGCAGAACCCGACCTACGACCAGATCCGCTCCGCGCGGCTGTCCCCCCATGACCGCCAGCGCATCCAGTCCGCGCGCGAGATGATTGAGAGCTGGCCGCTGCAGCTAACGGACCCGGCGACGCTCAAGATCGGTCGTCTCGCCTCGCTGATCCGGCGGTACCAGCGCAGCTTCGCGGCGAAGGGCCAGACCCTCGACGTCGTGTTCATCGACTATTTGGGCCTCATCAAGCCCGATCGCGAGACCGGGAGCCGGTACAACGACGTCGGTTCGATCAGCCGTGCCATCAAGGAGGTCGCCAAGGCCTGCGGCGTCTGCATCGTCGTCTTGGCCCAGCTGAGCCGCAAATGCGAGGAACGCGAGGACAAGCGCCCGCTGCTGTCAGACCTCCGCGACGCCGGCGATATCGAGCAAGACGCCGACATCGTCATGTTCGTCTACCGCGACGAATACTATCTGCAGGCCGCGGAGCCGAAGGTCGACGACAAGCGCCGTGCCGACTGGGAACTCGCGCTCCAAGCCGCGCGCGATCACGTCGAGCTCTACACCGCGAAGCGCCGTGGTGGTGCTCTCGGTCGGCGCAACTGCTTCTTCTTCGGCGCCCATCAGGCGGTCCGCGACCACACCTTCTTCCAGGACACCCGGCTGTGAGCGGGCGCGGGGGCAATCCTTTCCCGACCGGTCTCAACTTCGGCGGTCCCGCGGCTGAGCGGCTGGAGCGCGCGCTGGCTGCGGTCGCGCGGGAGAACGCGCGCCGGGTGCCCTGCCCTGCACCGGGCTGCGCGCTGAATGTCCTGCCCGAGAACCTCCGGCACCACCTCGACACCGTTCACGGGGAAGACGATGACTGACCTGCTACCCGCCCCGCTGACCCCGGCGAACTGCGACCTCAGCGACTTCCCTCGCATGATGATCGACATCCCGCGACTGAGGCAGTCCGGGTTCGATGCGATCATCGACGACAGCGCCTGGCGCGCCGGGCTGAACCTGTGGATGTCGGCATGGCATTCGGTCCCGGCCGGATCGCTCGACGCCGATGACGCCGCGCTGACCAAGGCCGCAGGGCTGGGGCGCGATCTCCGCACCTGGGAGGCAGTCCGGGACAATGCGCTGCGCGGGTTCGTGCTCTGCTCCGACGGGCGTTTCTACCACGAGACGGTCTGCGAGGTCGCGCTGGAGGCATGGATCGAGAAGCTGATCCAGCGCCTCGCCAGCGGTGCCGGAAATGCCAAGCGCTGGAAGGCGGAGTTCGATCCCGCACCGCTGGAAGCCGACCTGTTCCGTGCCGGCGAATTGCTGGCCGCGCTCAACCCGGACTCCAAGGTTCTGGTGAAGGCGCGTCGGCGATCATCCCAGTCGGATGATAATTCTATCCCACCGGGATCGGATGCCGATGCGACCGGATCACGAAACCAATCCGACCGCGATCCGCGCGGGAACGAAAGGCGATCCGACCGGAAGCCAGTTCCCAGGGGAGAATCGTCCCAAGAGAAGGGAAGGGAAGGGAATAGTAATAACCCCCCTACCCCCCAAGCTGACGTCGATCCGCGCCTCGCCCGATTGATGAAGGCGGGGGGGTTCATTACCGTGCCCAGCGACTGGCGGGCGGTCCTCGACAGCTGGCTTGCGCGTGGCGCCGACTTCGACACCGACATCATCCCTGTCCTCGAACGGGCTGGACCGCGCATCAGGGAAGGTACCGGGCGCGCACCGTTCCGGCTCAAGGTCTTCGAGACCGATCTGGCACAGCACATCGCGTCCATCCGCGGTGAGATCGATCGCCTCCGCGAAATCCCTGGACGCCAAGCCGAGCTCGATCGAGCCCAGCGCGAGGCCGACGCCGCCCGCGAGAGCGAGGAGCAGGAAGCCGAACGCCAGCGCCAGATGCGCGAGTACCTCGCCGCGAACAAAGCCCCCGATACCGCCGCAGAGGGAGAGGATTGATGGCCGCAGTCCGCAGCTCGCTATCCCGGATCGCGGCTCAGGCCCGTGACCCCGATCCCGAGGCCGCATGGGAAGCCGCTCGAGCGGCATGGCAGCTCCACGGCCTCGCCCTGCTCAATCCCGATGAGGTCGAACGCAAGCTCGGCTGGATCGCCGGGCAAGAAGCCAAGCTCATCGCCGAAAAATGTTTCGGCAAAAGGAAGTCCGAGAAATGACCGCCGGCGATGACATCCGCGCGCTGAAGAAACGACACGGCGCGGCGATGCGCGCCGCCGAAGCCGAGGCCCATGCCGCCCTTGAGGCGAAGTGGAGCCACAAGCAGGGTGCCCCCGAAACGCTCGAACGGATCGATCGAGTGCCGGAGCACCGGCGCCAGTCTCCCCTCGCCCGCATGGCAAAGCTGGGAAAGATCGACGCCGAGGATCTCGCGGCCGCCGAGGAGATCGCAAGCGTCGTCGAGATGATCGAGCGCGCCGTGTCAGTCCGCAGCGGATCACTGGAAGCGCGCGTCGATTGTTCGGGATCAGCGCGCGACCAGCTCGTCGAATCGCTCGGTCGTATCCGGCTTGAGGTCGCCTATCGCGCCTGGCGCAACAGCATCCCGCATCCGAAGCGCATGATCATCGACATGGTGCTGACCAACAGCCCCTATGTCCGCCTCGCGAAAGAGCATGGGCTGCACTGGCGCACCGCCCGCAAGCTCCTGATCTCGGCCCTGCGAATGTGGCCCAGCTTCAAACTGCTGGCCCGCCACACCGTCAAGCGCGACGACGTCGAGGACGCCTATGCGCGCCTCGGCGAAGGGACATTGCTGGCCCCGCGTCCCAAGGCACCCCCGCCCTCTCTCGCTGAGGAAGGCTCGGAGTGATGCCCGCCGCGATGTCCCCCGCCGTCGCAGGTGCGTCCGCTCAATGTCGTCCCGGGGCCGCACGCCCATGACGCGGGATGCCGCCCTGCGTGTCGCCCTACGCGCCGCCCTCGCGATGCACCCCGATCGTCCCGGCGTCGGTCGACCCTGCCAGGAGCTGCTCGCCGAGATCACGGGCGAGCCAATCACCGCACCGACGTACCCGCAGGTCCAGCTTTCCCGCTGTGGAGCGCACCTGATCGGCAAGGCCGGCACGAACCCTTGGGGCCGAAAGGGAAAGCCAGAACTGAACACCACCAGAGGAGAGGAACCATGAAGGTTGATCCGGAAGACTTCGAGCACATCGGCGATCAGTTCACGCGCGGACTCGGGCAGGGCTGCGGTGCCGTGCTGGGGATCGCGATCGTCATCGCGGCGGTGCTCGGCATCGATGCGCTGGTCGGGTGGTTGCGGTGAACGCCCCCGATTACGAGGCTGTCGCCGCCCGCGCCAATGCGAACGGTATCATGGTCAGCGCCGCCGGCGTGAAGGAGATCGCCGGGTTGCTCGGCGATGCCCGCCAGCGTCCAGCCTTGCCCGAAGGATGGGTGCTGGTTCCCGTCGCGTGGGACGACGAGATGCAGGATGCGTGGTATTCCGCCGAGACGTTGCGCGAAGGCATCGAGGCGGTGGCAGCGCTGGCGGTCGATCATCTTGTCGACGCCAACAATATGATCCCGTCCGGGCGAGACGAGATCGCAGCGATTGTCGCCCGCGCCTATGGCGGATCGCTGTACCCCGGCTTGGGCGTTCCCGGCGACTATCCAGTTGCCGATGTCGATTACCGGGCGGCCGACGCCATAATCGCTGTGCAGCTGCACAACGGTGGCGTCGCGGCGGCGCTGGAGGAGATCGTCGCAGCCCTGACCCGGGAGGGCCGCAACGACGAGTATGCGCTGACCATCGACCATGATCGGCTGCGGGCTGCAATCAAGGCGGCGCGAGCAGTGCTCCAGGCCCCATCAGCTTCTGGCTGTCCCGATGGCTGCGCCAAGGGCTGTCAGGAGTCCAGCGACTGCGCGGAGTGGCAAGAGGCGATGCGCCTCCGCCGCGAGCAGGCGTTTTACGGGGCCGGTCACACCGATTCCGCGCACTGGCTGATCTGGGTAGAAGCAACCGAGTGGGCGTGGAAGTTCGTCCGAGCAAACTATTTCGTGTAGCCGAACCGCCGGGCGTACCGCTCGCAGGCACCGGCATTGCCGTCAAAGTCGGTATCGACGACGACCCCAGCGCGGGCGACGACCTTGACCTTGCAGTGAAGCATGCTGCCATCAAGGTTCGGCGTGCTGGTCTCCCAGTGATAGATGGTCGCTGCGCCGATTACCGTCTTCCGGTCCGGATACCCGATCCGGTTGAAGGCTGTCTGTTGAGACTTGCCCTTGAGGCTCCGAAGGCCCGTCTGGAGATAGGTCCAGAGGCTTTTGCGCGGGGGCGCGGCCAGCACCTTTTCCATGGCGGCCGCCATCTCACTTAATCCGGACGCGCGGGGTTGAAGCCCTCGTGATGGCGGCGGAGCAGGGGCCACCGCATAGATTTCGTTCGACGCCGCGTACCCATCGTCGGACCCGTCCTCCAACCGGTCGGCAAAGTTCTCCAGAGGCGGAACTTCCATGTTGTCGACGTCTGTATCGGCATAAGCCGGTCCATCGAGAACTGGGTCGCTATCGTTCAGGCCGATCGCTTCCGTTTGTGCGAACGCTCCACACCCCGCGAGCAGCAGCAACATCGGCACGCACATCAATCGCATCACCATTTCCCCGTTTGCGGTCGGCCTAGCGCACACCATGATGCGCGCTTGTTGCTGGCAACCTACTTCCCAATGAGCGGCTCGATCAGCGGCTTGAAGTCGAGGATCCGGTTAGAGCGGATCGCGTAGCCCAAGTGCATCATCGAGGTAACCTCGACCCTGGGCGTTGTGCTCAAGACAATCTCGCCGGAGTTCTTTATCATCGGTCCGGCGTACAGGATGCCGAGCAAGAAGCCTTTCTCGACCCGCCCAAACTGCGTATTCCCGCTCTTCCGATCGAACTTGGCTAGCGAGGGCGCTTGGAAAATTGGCGATCCGGAAGAGCCCGGGAAGCACGCCATATCCACAACAAACTCCTCCTTCCCGCGGTAGAGCAGTCGTGGGCTGGAGGCCGTGATCCCGCTACGAACAATCGGGAGATTGTTCATCGTGTCGTAGAGACCATTGGGACAGCCGACCATCCAAACGCCCTCGACCGAATCGAAGGACTGCCAGTCCTGCTCAGATGGGATGTTGTGTGCGCCCAAACTGACAGCGAACGCCTGTCGCCCTTCCTTCTTGAGCGTCGTCATCGCCCCAACACCAATGGCGCAGAGATCGACATCGGGATCAGGGTGGCCGACCACGTACCCGAAATTAATCGTGAATAGCTGGCCCTCAGGCAGAAACTCGCCAGCGGCATTCCGCATATGCAGCCGCAGCTGGACCGCATCGGCGCCTTCGACCACGTGCTTATTGGTAACGATCACATCCATCGGATGACCATCAAAGTTGAAAGTGAAGAAGAAACCAGTCCCGGTCCCGATCGGTACGCCGTTAGACAGCGCCGTGAGCCGCATTGTCGTGTAGATTAACTGGTCAGCGGTCGTCTGAATCTGCATTCGCTCCCCCTACTTTCCCCGACGTGAGGCGCGCTGTTCCAACACAGCCGCACGGGCCGTAATGGCTAGTTCGCCTTCCTGCCGATCCATGTATCGGTTCGCCCATTCGACCGGATCAAGCTTCTTCACGCGTTGCGCGTAGAGGTCGTGCATCACCGACCAGTACGCGGCGCGCCTCTCCTTGCAGAGCTCGAAAGCGCTCTGAACGATCACTGTTACGGTCTCGCGGTCATCGTCGATCCGCGCGAGCTGGCGCTTCACACAATCGGTCCATGCGGCGCCGATATCTCCCGCTTCTTGGTAGGTCGGCCCTTGCACCGTCGCGATCAGCGCTATCGCCCAAAGCATCGCATACCCCGTCGTTGGAGGCCGGGCACCGGCGCTCCTAAGAATGACCAAACACCGCGATAGTCATCGCCGTCAAGGCAGTCGCTCGCTAATCTGTTCGTTCGAATCGAGGAGAGCAACATGATCGGCCACCTGACCCGCCAACTCAGAAATTTTCGCTCTAGGTCAGATCAGAACCGATCGTTACTAAATCATTCAAAGGAGCCTTGCAGTCTTGTTTGACCTTCGGAACAAGCTGGCAGAGTTGCTCGTCTCGTCCGCAAAATGGTTGAAGAAGGAGGCGACTCAGGAAAGGCCCGAACTAAAATTAGTCGATCTCGCCCCCACCGATCAGGCGGATAAGTCCGGCGTTTACTCCGCAGCCTTGACCAAGGCCATCAGCAACCCACGCGCCATGAACATTGCGCTCACTGGACCCTACGGCTCCGGTAAGAGCAGCATCATCAAATCATTTTTAAAAAAGTATGATAGGAAGGCCCTCGAGATCTCCTTGGCGGCGTTCATGCCCGACGCGGCCCCCTCGACTAGCGAGAACAGCGACCAGGAGACCAAGAGACAGACGCTGACGGTGAGCAGACAGGAGATCGAGCGAAGCATCCTTCAGCAAATGCTGTATGGTGCCGACGCGAACCGATTACCGCTCTCACGGTTCAAGCGAATACAGTCGCCCGGCCGGTGGACGCCCGTTGTCTCTCTCTTCATTGCACTGGGGCTCGTCGCATCCTGGCAGCTGATCCAAAAGCGCGACGGGATCATGTCGGGCACGTACTTTCTGCCCCTCGGTCTAGAGAATCTTTTCAACTTGCTCGTTTTCGCCTTGGGAGGGGGCTTCCTCTGGCTGCTCTGTCACCGGATTTACGTTGCCAGCTTCGGCATCTCATTGAAGAGCATCTCGCTTAAAGACATCGAAATTTCACCCGCAGCGGTGAATGAGGAGTCGATACTCAACCGTCACCTCGACGAGATTATCTATTTTTTCCAGTCGACGAGCTACGAACTGGTTGTGATTGAAGATCTTGACAGGTTCAATAATCCGGAGATTTTCGTGACGTTACGCGAGATCAACAGTCTCGTGAACAAGAACGTGAGGGTGGGTCGGAAGGTTCGATTCCTCTATGCTATTCGAGACGATATCTTCGTCAGCACTGACCGGACCAAGTTCTTCGAGTTTATCATTCCTGTAATTCCGATTATTAACAGTTCGAACTCGATTGACAAAGTGCTTGAGCAAGGAAAGCGCCTCTCTATCGACGACAGTCTGGACAAGCAGTTCGTGCGAGAAGTGTCCAGATACCTCAATGATCTGAGACTGATCCAAAACATCTTTAACGAATACGCTATATATGCTGCCAACCTCGAGCCGGAAGGGGAAACCAACCTAGACACGACGAAGCTTTTGGCCGTTTTGATCTACAAAAACGTATTTCCGAACGACTTTGAGCAGCTGCACCGTGGACGGGGTGACCTTGCGGAGATCCTGCAGAGCCACGATAGATACATCGCCACTAGCGAAGCCAGCCTAACCGCTGAGATCGCACGTCTTGAGGCCGTCGTAGAGGCCGGCGATAGACAGCTGCCGGAGGACATCTCCGAGCTACGCGCGATCTACTCGATGGCTTTAATCGAAGCCATCCCTGCAAACGCCACCCACGTTGGAGTAAATCAGCATCGCTTAGTTCCGGTGAGGGATTTGCTGAAGAGCGAAGCCGTAGATGCAATTCTGGCAGCGGATAACGTCTTTGTCAGCGGTCAATATCTAGGGCTCCAGAGTGTACCGTTTTCCAGCCTGGCGGAAAGCCGCAAGGGCGGGAAGACGTTCGCGCAACGCGTTTCTCTGGTCGAGGGTCGGTCCACCGCTGCCAGAGAGAGCAGTGCCAAGACAATTGCAGAACTGAGAACAAAGCTATCGCGCGTGCGGATGATGAAGTTCAACGAGATATTGAGGGACAGCTCGGAACTGACCGACGGGATGTTTGGAGCTTTTCGAGATAATTCAGATCTCGCGCGCTTCCTGGTGCTTGAGGGCTACCTCGACGACACCTACTACCAATACACTTCCCTTTTTCACAAAGGCCGGCTCTCGCCGAGCGACAATAAATTCCTCATCCGCATACGCGGCTTCAGCAATCCCGATCCCAACTTCCAGATCGATAACCCAAGAGAGGTCATCCTCGCGATGCGCGACGAGGACTTCGGGCGAAACTACGCTCTCAACGTCAAGATCGTCGATTGCCTCCTCGCTGATCCATCCTCTTATGAGGGACAGACGTCGCGCCTCATCGCCTTCATCGCATCCGACTTCGGCGACTGCGAGGAGTTCCTCGCAGCATACTACGCGAGCGGCACAGCGGTCATAAAGCTGTTAACCAGGCTGGCGTCCGCTTGGTCGGGTTTCGTGCAGGCCATCTTGGCCAGTCCAGCCGCTCACACGCACGCGGCTAGAATCCTGATCCATTTGCCAGTCAGGCAGTTGGAGACGCTCGCCGAACAGAATCCCGAGCTCACGGACTTTCTGGCGTCGGACCTGCCCGCGATTCTCGCGCTCGGGATAGATATCCCTCCCGAGCGTCTCCGCTCGCTCGACTTTGAGGTCACCGACCTGTCCGCGCTGGAACCCCATCCCGGCTTCGTGGGAATGCTATACGAACGAGGGGCCTACGCGCTATCCGTCAAAAACTTGGAGTTCGTGTTCGGCACCGTTCTCGGTATCCAAGACGACGGTCGGTCGCGTGGCCAGAATTACACCCTTGCCCTAGAAGCAGGAGATGATCGACTCCTGTCGAAGGTCGAATGCCAGTTTGGCAGTTATCTGGAAAGTGTGCTGCTCGAGCTGCCGGATAACCGATCCGAAGGCATCGAGGCGCTACTGAGCATCCTAGCCCGCACAGATTTGGATCGCGAACTCGTCCTTAGCTTCCTCGAGCGTCAGACGACCGTTCTTCCCGAAATGGACAAGGTCCCCTCGGCCTATCATGCCGAGCTTGTCGCTATGGGGAAGATCGAGCCGTCGTGGAATAACTGCCTTTTCTTCATCGGACACGAGACGTTTGACGCTGACATCCTAACGAGCTTCCTCGACCGCCCGCATGCAGTAGCTACGCTTGGTTCCCAAAGGATTCCCGGCGGCGAAGCCGCATTCCCTTTGCGCGAGTTCATCGTCCAGAACGATGCCCTTAGCGGTGAGGCTTACGAAGCCTACCTCCAGGTCCTGCCGACTCGGTTCAGGTTGTTCCCTGATGGCCTTAGCGAGGAAAAGCGCCAGGCTTTGGTCAAGTTCAATCGTATAACCTTCTCAGCTCGCGCCCTGACGCAGCTTGAAGATGACGTCTCGCTTGCGGCTGCCTTTGTGACCGCAAACATGGAAGAATTCTTTAGGCTCCAGGACGAATTGGAGGTGAGCGAGGATTTGAAGGCGCAGCTTCTCGAAGCCGACGTCCCGGATGACAGCCGGTTGAGCATCATCCGCTCGATGGATCTATCCGTGCTGCGCGACATCCCCTCGCGGGCAGCTCTCGTCGGCGACATCCTCGCCCGGACAGGCGTCATCGTCGATAACCTGGACGCGGAGGGGATGCATGCAGTCATACTGCGTTCCCACCCCCTCGAGACGCAAATCTCGCTCTTCAACATGCTCCAAGATCGCGTGGGGGACGCCGAGGTGCGAGAGCTTCTTGCGCTGCTTCCAGATCCGATGCCGGAAATTCGACCGGGCTGGGCAACGCCGCGGCTTGCGGATAGCGCGGTCAACCGCGAATTCGCTTCTTGGTTGCAGGATCGAAAGTTCATCTCATCCTGGAAGCGGGGTGGTATTTGGGATGATGACATCCGCCTGAACATGTTCAGGAAGGAGCTTCCGAAATAGATCAAAGAAGTGGAGCACAGCGGAGACCTAGCTCCAGCCGCCGTTCCACAATCTCGTAGAACCGTCTGTTCGGTAACTGGACGGGCCAAGCCTCGGAGACGACGCCCAGACGGGTCATGTCTTCGAGCTTGGCGTCCTCTTCCGGCGTCCATGGGAGCGGGGTCGGCCGCTGCTTCCATGCCTTCGGTTGCCTCACGCCGCCAGCTCCGCCTGCACCGCCGCGACCCTGAATGCGGCCTCCATCCGATGCAGGTCCTTCTGCATCACCGCAAGGATTTCGGCGATCGTCTCGGCCCGGCCGGGATCGACCTTCCGGACCGCCGTCACCACGTTGTCATCGATGCCGGCACGGAGGAAAGCCGCGATGTTGTCGAGCCGTGCCTCGAACCCGCGCGCCGCGCTTATCTCCGCGACCGTGGGCGGCGGTGGTGTCTCGCTGTCCCCGAACATCGAGGTCTGAGCCTCCGCCTCGGCGATCGCCTGGGCGATATCGCGCAGGGCTGTCACCGTCCGGCACCGCCCCGCATTGATCTGGCGCAACAGCTTCCCCTGCCCCGCCTCGGACAGCCCGGCGAGGTAATAGGCCTGGGTCTGATACAGCTGGCCGCGCTCGAGCAGGTGCTGGCATTCCTCGGTGAGATTGAGCAACCGGAGCCGCTCGGTGATCCGCACCAGCGGCTTGCCCAACTTCACCGCCAACGTCTCCGGCGTGTATTCGAATTCCGCGATCATCCGCTGATAGGACCGGGCCTGCTCCATCAGCGTGACATCGACCCGCTGATCGTTCTCGATGATGGCATCGATCGCGAGCTGGGCGTCGTCCACCTTCGCGAGGTTGCACGCGATCTCCGTCGCCCCGCCCTGCTCGGCGAGGAGCTGGCAGGCGCGGAACCGTCGCTCGCCGGCGACGATCATGTAGCGCCCGTCCTTCTCCTTCCGGACAGTGATGGGCTGGAGCAGCCCGTTCTCGCGGATCGACGCCGCGAGGTGCCGCAGCTCCTCCTCATCGAAGATCTTGCGGGGCTGGTCGGGGTTGCCGAAGATGCGGCCGAGGGCGATGCGCTTCGGCATCACAGCACCTCCGCGCCGACGCGCTCTACGATCGCATCAGCGATCTCGGGGCCGAAGTTCTCAACGATCCAAGCGCTCAGACTGTCATCGCGGTCGCGTGCGCAGCACTGGCTGGGGAGATCGTCCACCTGGTCAAAGAACTGGTGGATGCCGTGGTCAATCATCATGGGTTCGGACTCCTTGGTAGGGAGCCCGAACTCTATGACACCGGCGACCGGCGTAAAGCACAATCGCCACTCTAAGTTACTGCTTATTCGCCTTTTTCTTGCGCGGCGAACGCTTCCTTTTCGGGGGTGGTGACGGCTTCTTCTCGTTCCAGCCGAACCGCTCGAAGTCGCGATCGGCCATGCGCCCAACATCGGCGATCTGCTCATCGACCTTGTCAGCGGGAAGCGGGAAATCAGATCGGGGCGACGGTTCCTTGGACATCAGGGTTGCTCCGTTGGTAGGGAAGGGTCGCGGGCATCACCGGTAGTTCCTGACGTCCAGGATCACGGTGTTCACGTTCGTGCCTGCGAGGGCGAACGACTTCTCGGGCAGGTCAATCCAGCGGGCATTGCCGCGGCCCAACCGAGCCAGTTCGTCATGCAGCGCCTTGTGGCGCGCATCGGTCGCGTGTTCCGCCCTGGCGGACATGACAGCGACCAGCCGGCCACCCGGCCTGAGGAATTTGAGCGCGTGGCGGACGTGGTCGCAGTCGCGGCCACGATCGAAGGGCGGGTTCATGATGACGAAATCGAACAGCTCGCCGAGGTCGCTGGGCTGCATCGCGAGGAAGTCGCCCTCGCGCGTCCGATAGCCGCTGGTCCGCAGCAGGGATGCGAGGTGCGGCTGGATCTCGACACAGGTCACATCGTGGCCCTTGGCTCGTGCGGCCGCCGCGAGCGCGCCCGTACCAGCGCTTGGTTCGAGGACGCGGCTGGGCTTCCACTCGTCCCGCATTTGCCCAGCGCAGTCTGCCCGGCCGTACATCTCCGCCCGCGCCATCACCTGTGCCACCACCGGCTCCGGGGAGGGGAAGAAGCCGTAATGCTTCGCCGGCGTCGCATGGTAGAGCGGTCCCGCGTCATAACCCGGGGCGCTCTGATCGACGTCGCCCTCGACGGGCCGGTAATATTCGAGCAGCAGCTCGTTGACCTTGGCGAGCAGGTCTTTGCGCGTGAACCAGAGGTGGATGTTGCCGTTCTTGAAGACGTCGATCTTGAAATAGTCCTCCTCGAAGCGATGCGGGCGGAGGTTGGGGTGGATCGCGATGCGCTCCGAGACCTGCTGCGCGTATGGCAGCGGCCCCTTCCCATCCAGCTCGCGAAAGATCCGCTCGACGTCGGCGAGCGCGTCCCGCTTACCGCGGTCGTAGCTCGACCAGCCCGCCCACTCGACCGCCAGCGCATTGGAGAAGATCAGGCGGTTCCCGATCGCGAAGGCGTCGTGCGAGCGGAAACGCCGGTCCATCTTCATGAAGACGTTGGCGATACCGCGCAGGTACATCTCCCGCCGGTTTGCCCAGACGGTGGAGAAGGTCGCGTTCGCGTTCTCAACAGTGAAGGCCGGTGGCGCGTCGCGGATGCTGGCGTGGAACTCGCTTCGCGCCTGGCTGTCGAGCAGCGTGTCGAACCCGAGATGCTCCATCAGGTGTGACCAGCACCGCCGATCGATATTCGCAGTGAGCAGCTTCTCGAAGTCGTCGCGAGCGACATATGCCACCTGACGACCCAGCGCCTTGTCCCAGCGCTGCGCTTGTCCCGTGGTCAGGAACGCGCGAGTGAATGAGTTGTCCGAGTAGCGGTCGTCCTGGGGGATCGAGAGCGAGAGGTTGCCCGCGATACAGGTCGCGCCGGCCGCCGCCGTCGTGGCGTGGAAGCTGTCATAGGCTTCGAGCCACATCGCGATCGCGCGGTCGCGCCCGTCGGTGAAGTCCTTGATGTTGGCGAGGGTTGCCAGCGCCTGATCGGGCGGAACCGTGGAATCGTTGTCGGGAGGCGTGAAGCCCCCGGTCACATAGTTCATCGATAGCTCCTTGGTAGGGAAAGAAATTTGTGATCGGGCAGTCTTGCGCGGTGCTTACCGCGCGGGCATCAGGCGCAGGTTCCTTGGTAGGGAACCTTCCGGCCGGGGAGTTACCGCTCCTCGGCCGGTCGTATTTCTAAGCGGCCTCCATCGTCGGAATTCGTTCCAGCTCCTCGCGCATCGTTTCGCTCTGGACCGCGAGGTCGTACCTGAGCTGGAGCCGCCCCCAGATCTCGGCACCGTTGCCGCACAGCTTGCCCAGCCGCAGCGCCATCTGGGGCGTCACGTCCTGGCGCTCCGCCAGCAACTCGTACAGCGTGTGCCGCGAGACACCGAGCGCCCGCGCGATCGCCGCCTTCTTCCCGCCCAGCGCGGGAATGACATCCTCGCGCAAAAGCTCTCCGGGGTGCATGGGCCTAAGGCCCGTCATCATCGTCATAACACCTGACCCTCCGTGGTCGCAGTTCAATGGTAATCCTCTAGATCGACCGCCGCCGCATCTTGCCCGTCGAAGGCGAAGGTGACGCGGTAGTTCCCGCTGGCATCGACCGCATAGCGTTTCGGCTTGCCTTGCAGCCCGTGAAACCGCCAGCCCGGGACGTTCATCGCGTCAGGCGTGGTCGCCTCGTCGAGGGTGATGAGCTGGCGGCGCACCCGGTCGTGGTTAGGAACCGGGAGCTTCGAGGCGTCCCCCTTCTCGAAGAAGACCTTGAGGGCTTTGCTGCGGAACGACTTGATCATAGAGAGAATGTAAGTCAGCGGCTTACACAAGTCAATAACAATGTTGGGCGTTACCTAACACTATTTAGCATCGCAATTTTCGCGATTGACAGTGCCACGAGTTGCGAGCGATATAGCCAGTACGGAAAGTTCCCAAAACCGGAACACCTCACCCCCAAATTTGCCCCGCTCGCCCCGCTTCTCTCGGGACGGAGCTGCGCGCGCCCAAGGAAATCCCGTGTCGAGCAACCCGGATACGGCCCTCTGGCCGGCCGCCACCGTCGAGCTGCGCGATGTCGCCGCCCTCCTTCCCTATGCGCGCAATGCCCGCATCCACAGCGAGGCGCAGGTGGCCCAGCTCGCCGCCGCGATCCGCGAATGGGGATGGACCGTCCCCGTCCTGATCGACGAGGACGGGATGCTCCTTGCCGGCCACGGTCGCGTCATGGCCGCTCGCTTGCTCGAGCTGGCCCAGGTGCCGGTCATGGTCGCGCGCGGCTGGGACGAGGCGAAGAAGCGGGCGTACATCATCGCCGACAACAAGCTGGCTGAGAACGCCTCGTGGGACGAGGGTCTGCTCCGCATCGAACTCGAAGCGCTGCTGGGCGACGACTTCGCGGTCGCGCTGACCGGCTTCGGAGTCGACGAGATGGTCGGGCTGGAACAGGCCGGCGAGATGCCGGACGAGCTGGAACCCCTCCAACAGCCGAATGGTGGTGACAGCAAGACGCTGCAGCTGACCTTCGGCAACAAGAAAGTGCCGCTCACCGACGCCGAAGCGGCATGGCTCGAAGCCCGGCTTCAGGCCCATGTCGACGAATTCGGGATCAGCAACGGCTTTGTCGAGCGGTCGCTCCGTGTTTGACCCCAGCTTCCCGATCGACCAGCTCCGCCCGGCCGATTACAACCCGCGTGCCATCAGCGACGCCTCGCTCGAATCGCTCGCGGACAGCCTCCGCACCCTCGGCATCGTCAAGCCTGTGGTCGCGCTGCGCGACGGCCTGATCGTCGCAGGCCACCAACGCACCCGCGCCGCCAAGATGGCGGGCTTCACCCATACCCCGGTCTGCTTCCTCTCGAAGAAGCCGAACCCGCAGGACGAAATTCGCTTCAACCAGCTGCACAACGGCACCGATCTCGACAGCGGCGAAGAAGCCGCCTGGGTGCCGCAGGCGACCGAACCCGGCTTCGCGATGGTCGATCTGGTGTCGGGCAACCATCGCTCGATCGGCGCATCGACCCGCTCCGAGGTTGCCCGGATGCTGACCGCTTATGGAAATTGGGGCGGCTGTGTCGCCTCCATGCAGGGAGAGGTTCTGTCGAGCGCGAGCTATGCTCTCGCTGCGCACGTCATCTCCCAGAAGGTCCGCTGCTTCTACGTCCCCGACGACCAAGTCGACCGGGTGCGCGCGATCTTCGCCGAGCAGTACGGACGGTACAGCTACGACCGGATCGAGCGGCGGACCTTCAACCAGACATTCGCTCAGCTCTACCGGCTGCGCGGTGGCCAGAAGGACAACTACAGCCCGACCTATGACTGGCTGCTGCGCGAAGTCCCGAAGACCGCGCGGATCTTCGATTTCGGGTGCGGTCAGGGCGATTACGTCCGGACGCTCAAGGCCCAGGGCTACGACATCCACGGCCTCGAATTCTTCCGTCGCCGCGGCGGTGCGCTGGACCTCAGCGCGATCAACCGCATGATCGACACGATGCTGCTGTCGATCCGGATGCACGGCCTCTGGGATGTCGTGATCTGCGACTATGTGCTGAACAGCGTCGACACCCAGCAGGCAGAGGACGATGTCCTGGCCTGCGTCAACGCCTTCCTGAAACCCGGCGGCCGGGCGTTTTTCAGCGGCCGACCGATGAAGCGGGTTTTGGGGAGCGCGCGCATGAGCCGGCGCATCACCCAGCACCGCGAGGTCGAGTTCCTCGACCAGCACAACATCTCGGGCCTGTTCCGGGGCGGCGAATGGTTCTTCCAGAAATTCCACTCGCCCGAGGATGTCCAGGCGATCGTCCGCAGGCACTTCCGCGACGACGGCGAGCATCAGTACCACGAGGGCACGTCGGCCTGGCAGGCCTCAGTGGTGAAGGCGAAGCAGGCGCCGGACCAGCGCGGCGCGATCGAGCGCGAGTTCAATCTCCCCCTCCCGGGAGAGAAGCGGATCGGCCGTCACGAGGACGTGCTGGCGGTGATGGCCTCGCTCATCTGAACCGCGAACTGCCAGTTCCGGCAGGTCGTGAAGGTCTTGTCCATCCCGCGATAGCCTTCGGGCAGCGGCTCGATGGGAATCTGGCGTCCGTTCTCGAACCGGACGGTCAGCCCGTTATAGGTCGGGACGTCGAACGTCTCGCCTGGCGCGCGCACCGCGGCGGCGTGGAAATTGGTCGACCAGCGCGGTGAAACGCCGCAGAGGTAAACCAGATCGCCGCGCAGCTCGACCGCCTCGTTGAGCAGCATCGTGCGCCCGACGCGGCGATCGTAAGGACCGCGCAGGCAGCGCGCGCAATGCACCGACAGGTCATAGCCCTGCACCGATTTGAGCCACCAGTACCGGAACCCGCTGAGCGTTTCGCCGGGGCCTAACACTGTGACCTTCAAAGGAAAAATAGTCATGCCCGCTACTCTAGTAACGGGTCGAGGGAAGTAAAGCACATGGCGCGCGGACCCATTGCCGACTGGGCGAAACTCAAGCTTGAGTACATCCAGACCCGCATCACCATTGCTGAGCTTGCAGAGAAGCACGGGATCAAACCCGAGACTGTGAAGAAGCAGGCGGAACGGCACCGCTGGGGCATGGAGCGGCTCAAGTTCGAGCAGATCGCGCTTGCCGAGGCGGCTGAGACTGCCAGCAAAGAGCGGATCACCGAGCTGCTGCAGTTCAACCGTGACGACCTGCGCGTCGCCAAAGCGATCCGCGCGCGGTGCGCGCGCCGCCTCGCGGTGGTCGGTGAGGACATCCCCGCGGGCGAGCTGCGTATGATCGCGTCCGCCGCCGAGGCTGCTCAGCGTATCGGTCGCCTCGCACTGGGCGCGACGACCGAGAATGTCGGCCAGCCCGGCATGTCCACCCCTGACCCGTCGATCGGAGAGAATGGCGAAGTTTCGACTGCGGATTATCTAAGGGCGCGGGCACGGGTAATCGAAGATTTCTGATGTCAGAAACCGCCGAGGCCTATGCGCTGGCGGTGAAGCTCGAGGCGCGTGCCGACCTGTATTTCTTCTCGCGCTTCATGTTCAAGTCGATGCGCGGCTATCGGTGGATGCACAACTGGCACCACCGGGTCATCTGCGATGCGCTGATGCGGGTCTACCGCGGCGAGTGCAAGCGCCTCATCATCAACATCCCGCCGCGCTACTCGAAGACAGAGCTGGCGGTGGTCAACTTCATCGCCTGGGCGCTGGGCCTCAACCCCGACGCCGAGTTCATCCACACCAGCTATTCGGACAAGCTGTCCGTCAATAACGCTGCCAACGCGAAGCGGATCGTCGAGCACGAGGCCTATCGTGGTCTCTTCCCCGAGGTCCAGCTGCGCCGCGATAGCAACGCAAAAGGCGAATGGCGCACCACAGCCGGAGGCGTCGTCTACGCGCAGGGTGAAGGCGGGACCATCACCGGCTTCGGCGCCGGCAAGCTCCGCCCCGGGTTCGGCGGCGCGATCATCATCGACGACATCCACAAGGCCGCCGAAGCGAAATCGGACGTGGTCCGCGAGGGCGTGATCGAGTGGTTCAAGAACACGCTCGAATCGCGCGTCAATTCGCCCGACACCCCGATCATCGTGATCGGCCAGCGGTTGCATGAGCGCGATCTTCCTGGCTGGCTCCTCAGTGGTGGTAACGGCGAAGATTGGGAGTTGCTCAAGATCCCGGCGATCCAGCCGGACGGCACCGCGCTCTGGCCCGCGAAGCACGACATCGCGACGCTCCGCCGCATGGAGGAGAAGAAACCCTACGAGTTCGCGGGCCAGTACGCACAGGAACCTGCCCCGAAGGAGGGCGGCCTGTTCAAGAAGCACTGGTTCAAGGTTGTCGATGCTGCCCCGGCTGGCGGCACCTGGGTACGCAAATGGGACCTCGCCGGGACTGAGGAAGGCGCAACGGGCGACCCGGACTGGACTGTAGGATGCTTGATGTCGAAGTGCCCGGACGGGTTCTTCTGGATCCGGGATATCATCCGGTTCCGTGGCTCGCCGCATGAAGTCGAGCAGGCGGTCCAGAACACAGCCACCCTCGACGGGAAGAACGTCGCGATCCACCTCAATCAGGATCCGGCGCAGGCAGGCAAGGCACAGGCAAAGGCGTTCACCCGCATGCTCGCGGGCTGGATCGTCAAGGCGGAGGTCGAGAGCGGATCGAAGGAGACCCGCGCGGCCCCCTTCTCGGCGCAATGTGAGGCCGGCAACGTCCGTCTGGTGAAAGCCCCGTGGAATGAGGGTTTCATCAACGAACTCAGCACGTTCCCAAACGCGGCGAAGGACGACCAGGTCGACGCCGCCTCAGGGGCTTTCAACTATCTCGCTCCCGGTAGCGGCCTCGAAGGCTGGCTGTCCTGGGCGGCCGAGACCACCACATCCGCCGAGCAATCGGCATAGCTCAATCAGGAGGCGTTAAAGGATGGCCGAAAAGTCGTTCCTGATGCGCGCAGTCCAGGGCGCTCGATATGCCATTTTCGGCGGTGCCCCAGATTGGTTCGGCCCCGGTCAGCCGATGGCCCCCGTCGCCCCCGAGTCCGTAGCAGGGCGACAGTATGACTACCCGGTCTTCTTCAACGTCAACTATACGCCTCGCAGCGACGAGCTGACCGGCTTTGCTAAGCTGAGAGCGCTGGCCCGGCACGACACCGTTCGCATCGTGATGGAAGGGCAGAAGGACAAGATCGAGGCCTTAGACTGGTCGGTCAAGGTCCGCGAGCGGGACGGAAAGAAGGGTAAGACCGATGGTTCGGTGATCGAGATCCAGCGTCAGCTCGAATACCCTGACCGCGTCCATGACTGGGGACAGTGGGTTCGGGCGATGCTTGAACAGCACTTCGTGTACGATGCGGTATCTGTCTATCGGAGGCGCGACCGCGGCGGCCGGCCCTATTCGTTCGAAATCATCGACGGCGCGACGATCAAGCCGCTGATGGGGAGCGATGGGCGTCGTCCGATGTTCCCCGATGCCTCGTATCAGCAGGTCATCAAAGGACTTCCGGCGGTCAACTACACCACCGAGGAACTGCTCTACTTTCCCCAGAACTGGCGCGTAGACCATGCCTATGGCTACAGCCGAGTGGAGCAGATCGTCGACACCGTCGAGACGGCGATCCAGCGTCTCAAGAGCCAGAAGGCGTTCTTCACTCACGGCAACCTGAGCGACGGCTTCTTCACGGCCCCCGAGGGAACGGTTCCCGAACAGATCGGGCAGGTCGAGACGATGTGGAACAACCTGCTGACCTCCAGCATCGAAAACCGCCGCAAGAACCAGTTCCTGCCAGCCGGCTTCGTGTGGAACGCGATCGGCCAGCCTCCCCTCCAGGAGGCGTTCGACGAGTGGCTGGCGCGCATCATCTGCTTCTGCTTCTCGACGGCTCCCACGCCGTTCCTGAAGCAGCAGGGTCTGGGTCAGGGCTCGGCCAAGACCGAGCACGAAGCCGCCGAGGCCGCAGGGCTGGGAAACATCATGGGCTACATCCGGCGCGTGATGAACCGAATCCTCGCCGAGGATTTCGGTCGCCCCGATCTGGAATTCGCCTGGACAGAAGACCGCGAGTTCGACCCCGAGGTGAAGGCCCGGATCGAGGACACGCGGATCAAGAACGGCACCTTGACCCGTGACGAAGTCCGCGACCGCAACGGCGACGATCCGCTGCCTAATGGCATCGGGGCGGTGGCGACAGTCGATGGCTCTCCGACCCGTCTGGAAGACGCAGTCGCTGAGCCGGAGGAAGTCCCGCCGGAGCTGTTGCCCGGCGCGGTGCCTGGCGCACCGCAGCCCGGCGAGAAGGATGACGCACCGCCGAAGGGAAAGGGTGAAGACGCCGAGGCGGACGACGCTGCAAAGGGTGACCTCGCAAAGGCTGCACCTCGCGCGGCTGAGCGTCGGCTTGCCGCGGCGCTGAACCGGTACTTCGCCGGCAAGGCGCGCGAGATCGCAGGCCTCATCGAGAAGCGGTTCCCGCTCGAAAAGGCTGTCGATGACGGCTTTGAGCGCGCGTTGGATGGCTTCTTCGAAGAGATCGACTGGACCTGGACCGACCTGCCAAAGCTGATCGAGCCCCTGCTCGCCAAGCTTGCGGCGGGCGCCGGGAAGCTGGCGCTTCAGGATATCGGCCTGTTCAGTGCCGAAACCCGGAGCCGCCTCGCGCGCAATGCCAGCGAGTTCGCGGAACGCCGCGCCGCCCAGCTGATCGGGCGCAAGCTCGTCGATGGCGAACTGGTCGACAACGGGTCGTGGTCGATCTCGGTCACCACCCGCGACATGGTTCGAAAGGCCGTGACCAACGCCGTCGAGGAGGGGGCCAGCAACCAAGACCTCGCGCGCGCGGTCCGCGAGAGCGGCGCCTTCTCCAAGGCCCGCGCGACCACCATCGCGCGCAGCGAGACGGCGATCGCCGACACCCAGGGAGCCTATGCGGGCTGGCGGGCGTCCGGCGTCGTCGCGGGCAAGGAGTGGTTGGCCTCGGCCGACTGCTGCGAGGACTGCGCGCTGCTCGACGGCGAGATCGTGGGCCTCGACGACGACTTCACCGGCGGGGCCGATGTCCCGCTCCACCCCAACTGCGAATGCGCCGTTGCCCCGGTCCTCCCTGAGGACATGCCGGGCGGCGAATCTGCTGACGATGCCTGACGGAGACGACAATGGACCCCCTGCATATCTTCATCCCGCTCGCCAAGGCTGACGCGACTGAGCGCCTCGTCTTCGGCTCCTTCGACGAAACGCCGGATCGCTCCGGCGAGATCTGCGACTATGCGACCGCAAAGCCCGCGTTCGAATCGTGGTCGGCCGAACTCCAGAAGGTCAGCGATGGCAAGTCGCTCGGCAACATCCGCGGCCAGCATTCGAACATCGCGGCCGGCAAACTGGTCGAGCTCACCTTCGATGACGACCTCAAGAAGATCGGGTTCGTCGCACGCATCGTCGACGACAACGAGTGGCGGAAGGTCGAGGAGGGCGTCTACACCGGTTTCTCCCCCGGCGGCCGCTACGCCAAGCGCTGGCAGGATGGCCGATACAAGCGGTACACCCCGCAGGTCCGCGAGCTGTCGATCGTGGACGTCCCCTGCAATCCCACCGCCACCTTCACGATGGTGAAGGCCGACGGGAGCGAGGAACAGCGCGAGTTCGCGGTCGACAAGGCCTATGAGCCGGGCAACGAAGCGACGCTGGAACGCGCCGAAGACCTCGCCAAGGCGGCGGGCAAGCCCGGCAAAGGCAAGGATTTCGTGGTCAAGGCGCGGGCGGAGCTGATTGCCGAGAACGCCGACGATGCGCTGCTCAAGATGGCGGACGACATCGAGCCGGACGCACCGCTCGCCGATGAACCTCCCGCGGTTGATCCCGTTGCGGCGCTCGATGCTGCGATGGCCAAGGCGGATGGCGTGCTCGCCGCGCCCGCCGCAGGGGACGACCTCTTCGTCGACTTCAACAAGGTCGCCGATGCGCTCGACTGCCTGATGGTCCCGACGCTGGCGAAGTCGCTGTGGTCGACCGAGAGCCTGTCGCGAATGCTCCGCGACTTCGCCTGCTTCCAGTCGAACATGACCTTCGATGAGAAGATCTCGAACGCGGGCGCTGGCGATATCGACCTCACCAACGCCACCGCGGCGGCGGAAATCGTCGCCAAGATGGGCGGCCTGCTGATCCGCATGACGCGCGAGGGCGTCGCTGACCTCCTCGCCAACATCAAGCGCCTCGGCATCGAACTTACGGTCGAAGAAGGCGATGGCATGGCTCTCGCCGCCCAGATCGTTGATCTGGTGAAGGCTGACGAAGACCTGATGGAGAAGGCGGGAGCGCGCAACTCCAAGGCCGATGCCAAGATGCTTCAGACCATCCACGATCATGCAATCAGCCTCGGTGCGTCGTGTGAGGAGCCGATCGCGAAGGATGCTGTCTCGGCAATTGCCGAACATCACGATCGCCTGGCGAAGGCCGTCGCTTCCGCAACCACGAAAATTGAAGAGCTGACCACCACCGTGGAGAGCCAGCGCGCCCAGCTCGCAAACGAGGCGGAGGAACTTCAGAAAAGCAAGGCGCGAATTTCCGAGCTCGAATCGCAGCCGGTGCCGGCAAAGGGGCCGGTCTTTGCGGTCGAGAAGGAGAATGACGGGAAGGCGCTCGAAAAATCGGACCAACTCCCCGATCGTCGACCTCTCCGGCAGCGCCTCGCTGAATTGCCGCCCGGGCCGCAGCGTGCCCAGGAACTGCTCAAAGCCACACGCTAACCAGATCCCCGACGCCCGTCGGGTGCAGCCCTAACCGCCGCCTGGGCAGCGGCATTCGCCTCGAACGGGTCGCTTCGGCGGCCCCTTTTTTTGTCCAAAGGATCGAGAATGTACCATCCTCTCGCACACGATCTCATGAAGGCGGTGAATGGCTCCTTCATGAATGACGACGGGCGCTTCGGCTTCCTGTCGCTCGAAAAGGCCGCCGAAGTGGTGGCCGACCTCGTCGTCACCATCGGCGGCGCCACCGACGCTCTCGAAAAGGGCGTCGAGATCTCCGAAGAACTCGCCAAGACCGTTACCACGGCGAACGGCATCTTCGGGGTCGATCTCGCCGCGCCGACGCGCAACCTCTACCCCACGCTCACCCCCCTGGCGAACACGCTGAACCGCAACACCCGGACCAATCCGGGCAATGCGTTTCAGTACAAGGTGATCACCGCGGTCGCGGGAAGCGGCTTCAACCACTTTGGCTTCGTGCCGGAGGGTGGGCGTGCTGGCCGCATGTCCTATGCCGCTGATCCGAAGGCGATCTCCTATGCCACGCTCGGCGAGGAAGACGCGATCACCGACGAGGCGACCGCAGCCTCGCAGGGCTTCGAAAACATCCTGGCCACCGCCGCGCTGCGCGTCCTCCTCAAGGCCAAGGCCAAGGAAGAAGCGGCGATCCTCGGCGGCAACAACAACCAGGCGCTCGGCGTGTGCCCGACCCCCACCGCTTCGGCATCGGGCACCGGTGCATCGCTGGCGGCGGCGACCTATTCGGTCATCTGCGTTGCTCTGACGCAGATGGGTTATCAGAACAGCTCGCTCGCGGGTGGGATCGCCACCTCGATGACGGTCACGGCCGCCGACGGGAAAACGTTCACCATCAATGGCGGTTCGTCGATGAAGTCGGCCGCTGCGAGCCAGGCGGTGACCTCGGGCCAGACCCTGTTCGCAAGCGTCACGCCGGTGGCGGGCGCTGTCGCTTACGCATGGTTCGTCGGGGTCTCGGGCTCCGAGAAGCTCGAGGCGATCACCACCATCAACTCGGTCTCGTTCGCGACCGCGCTGAATGGTACCCGCCAGGCCGCCACGGCGGTGACCGCTGACTGCTCGGCCGACACGAAGGCGTACAACGGCTTCATTGCCACGACCTTTGCGAACGGCACCGCGGGTAATGCCCAGGTGAAGACGCTCGCAACCGGCACGCCTGGCACCGGTACCCAGTTGACGTCGAACGGCTATGGGGGCGTCACGGAAATCGACGAGTTCCTGAAGAACGCATGGGATTTGTACCGCATCGGGTACAGCGTGATCTATGTGAGCAGCCAGGAACTGAAGTCGGTTACGAAGCTGGCGCTGACCGGAACCTCGACGTCGCTGCTGAACTATCAGGTCAGCGCCGACAATTCGGGGAAGGCCGGCTTCGAGCTGACCGCTGGCGGCGTGGTGGCCTATTACACCAATCCGTACTCGATCGATGGCTCGTCCAAGATCCCGATCAAGATCCACCCCAACCTTGCGCCGGGCACGATGATGTTCGTCGGTGAGCAGCTCCCGCCCTGGTACGTCAGCAACGAGACCCCGGCCGTGGCCGAGATCATCGTCCGCCGCGACTGGAGCGTCGAGGACTGGGCGCGGGTCACCCGCCAGAAGGAGATGGGCATCTACTGCCAGACCGCGCTCGCGATCTACGCTCCGTTCTGCACCGGCCTGATTACCAACATCGCGCCGACCACCTGACGCCCCTGTCTCCTCTCCTGGGGGTGCCCCTGCCCCGCCGGTTCACGCCGGCGGGGTCTTTCCGTTCAACAGCGGAGTGAAATTCGTGACCCGAAAGACCCAGAATCCCGCCTCGGCCCCCGCGCCCGCGGCGGAAGCCGAGGCTGCACCAGCCTCCGAAGCTTCGACCGAAGCCACCGCGGCCGAAGAAGAGCCGACCCCGACCGATCCGGTCGGCGAGCCGGTGGTTGAGCCGATCGGTGAAGTCGCCGCCGACGTCGCGGCAACCGATGCTGCGGCCGCCGAACCGGTTGCAGAAGCTGGTGCTGATCCGATCGTCGAGGCCCCCGCGCCCGCGGCGGAAGCCGAGGATCCGATCCGGGCCGAAGCGCTGGCGATCGCCGAAGAGCTCGACGCTCAGGGCGAGACCGACCCCGCCTTCATCACGCACCTGCTGATGGAGCATCCCGACGGCGGGACCACCGACAGCTATGATGTCGACGAAACGACGGGCCATTACCTCGTCCCGGTCGATGACATCGCTCTGCTCCAGAGCCACGGCTTCAAGGTCGTCGGCCAGCCCGGGGGCTGATCCGGTGCGCTGGATGGCTCCTCAGCACACCACGTCCGTCACCATCTCGACCGGGACATTCTCGGTCGAGAACGGACACGTCACCCTCCCCGCCCCGCTCAGCGACGGCGATCGCGCCGGACTGATCGCCAACGGCTTCAAGCCGCCTAAGGCCGCGCGAGCGAAGCGGGCCCAGTCGAAGGATTGACCGATGCCACTCCCCGATCTCGCCACGCTTGACCAGGTGAAGACCTTCATGGGCGAGACCGGGGGGGCAAAGGACGCGGTCCTGAACCTCCTCATCACGGGGGCATCCTCATTCATTCGCGGCCAGGTCAGCCGCACGCTCACCGCAGCCGCGTTCGATATCCGGCGCAGCGGTCGCGGCACCGTCGCGATGCAGCTGCCCGAGTACCCGATCCTGACCGTCTCGCTGGTTGAGGTCGATGGCCGCGCCATCCCCGCCGCGCCGAACTGGTCCGCCCCGGGCTACTCGTTCGACGAGACACAGATCGTTCTGCGCGGCCACCTCTTCACCGAGGGTGTGTCGAACGTCCGCGTCGCCTTTACGGCCGGCTATGCCGAGGTGCCTGAGGCGATCTCCTTGGCTTGCGCCGAGCTGGTGACGCTCAAATTCAAAATGAGGGACAAGCTCGACATCGCCTCGAAGTCGCTCGCCAACGAGTCGATCAGCTTCAACCACCGCGACATGCCCTCGTCGGTGAAGACGGCATTGCAGCCGTTCAAGCGGATCGCGCCCCTGTGATCAAAACCGAGTTCGACGGTGCCAGCGTAGTTGCTCGCCTCGACGCAATGCCGGGCCGGGTGCGAGACGAGCTCTACGTCGGGATCACCCGGCTCGCTGTCCGCCTCGGGCGCAACGTCCAGAAGGACAAGCTGAGCGGGCAGGTGCTGAACGTCCGCAGCGGCCGTCTCCGCCGTTCGATCGGCCACGTCGTCGAGGTCAACACGAACATCGTCGCCGGCATCGTCTCTACCCCGGTGGTCTACGCCCCGCCCCACGAATACGGCTTCAAAGGGACCGTCGCCGTCAAGGCGCATCTGCGGGAGATCAAGCAGGCCTTCGGTCGACCGATCAGCGCACGCGCCGTCCAGGTCAGCGCGCACAGCCGCGAGATGAAATTGCCAGAGCGATCGTTCCTGCGCTCTGCCTTGCGCGAGATGGAAGCCGCCGGCGTCCCGCGCGAGGAAATCGACGCGGCGCTGAAAAGGGCCATCGCATGATTGAACGCGAGCCGATCTACGCCGCGCTGTTCGATCTCGTATGGGACGGCGCGCTCTACAAGAACCCGGTGGAGACCGCGCGAATCCTGCGCCACTGGGCCGATGTGCCTAGAGAAGAGCGCCCTGCGCTGTTTCTGACGCAAGGCCGCGAGACCGTCGCCAGAACCGCCGCGAACGGGCTTCCGACGATCTGGCTGCTCGAAGCCACGATCTACATCTACGTCACGCGGGGCGATCACCTGACCCCGGGCGCAGTCATCAACCCGATCCTCGACGCGATCAGCGCGAAGCTGGAGGCCAATGGCCGCGGCTTCGCGCAGACGCTGGGCGGCCTCGTCCAGTGGGCCCGCATCGAAGGCACCATCGAAACCTCGGAGGGGACGCTCGGCGAAGACGAGGTCGCCATCATCCCCGTCCGAATGCTCACCGCCTAACCAACCCCGGCAAAGCCGGATCACAGGAGTACGAAACAATGCACGCTTTCGGTTCCGGCGTCGTCTGGGGCACTCCCCTCACCGATGCCAACGGCGCGGCCGTCGCCAACCCAACCCCGGTCATGTGCGGTGTCCTTCAGGACATCAGCGTCGATATCAGCTTCGACACGAAACAGCTGTACGGCCAGCAGCAGTTCCCGGTCGCGATCGCCCGCGGCAAGGGCAAGATCGACATCAAGGCCAAGATGGGGAAGATCAACGGCGCGACGCTGAACAGCCTGTTCTTCGGCCAGACCGTCTCCGCCGGCGCGATCTTGAACCACTTCGATGTGGTCGGAACCGCGATCCCCGCGATCACGCCGTTCACGGTCACCCCGACTGTTCCGTCATCGGGCACCTGGCAGCAGGATCTCGGTGTCATGGACGCCAACGGCAACCTGTTCACGCGCGTGGCCAGCTCGCCCACGACGGGCCAGTACAGCGTCTCCGCTGGCGTCTATACCTTCGCCACCGCCGACGCCGGCAAGACGGTTTTCATCTCGTTCAACTATTCGGCGACCTCGACCGTCGCCCAGAAGTCGACGATCATGAACCTCCCGATGGGCGCTGTCCCGTCGATCCGACTCGACCTCGCCAACGGGTTCGGCGGCAAGGGGCTGTCGCTTTCCTTCTTCAACTGCGTCTCGTCCAAGCTTCAGCTCGGCACCAAGCTGGACGACTTCATGATCCCCGAGATGGACTTCTCGGCATTCGCGGACCCGCTCGGCCGGGTCGGCCAGTGGTCGACGGCGGAGTAAGGCGATGGCGGAGAGGAAGAACGCCGTCGTCAAGCTGCTGGGGCGCGATTGGGAGATCGCGCCCTACAAGCTCGGTTCGATGATCAAAGCCGCTGAGTTCGTAGATGCCGTCAAAACGCGAAACGAGAAGATCGTCGAACGCCTCGGGGCCCATGTCGAGAGTGGAGACACGGCTGACGATCTGCGCGTGAAGGCGCTCCAGATCGCGGCCGGCACCTCGCTCGTGGAGATGATGGCGACGATCAAGGACGCTGTGTCGGTCCTGCACATCGGCATCGCCAAGCTCGATCCGTCGGTGACCGTGGAGCAGTTGCTTGATGACATCGACAACACCCCCGAGGCCATGACGAGCATCATCGAAGCGATGAACGCTGTGCTCGGCCAGAGCGGGATGCGGCCGGGGGAACTGATGGCCCCGGTGCAAGTGGAGGACGCGCCGGGAGCCTCCGAGCTACCCTCCGAGGGTTAGTTTTCGAGCTTGTGGCGGCCGGGATCGAAGGCGGCTCCAAGCGATCAATCGAGGAAGAATGGAGCCTCGACGACGTGTCCGAGCTTCGTCGCCATTGGCGCGAGGCTGGACCTCCGACCCATATCGCTGTGGCGCATTTCGCTGCGGCGTGGGGTCTCAAGCTGACCGGCGAGCCTGAGCCGGAGGAACTCACCTACCTGGAGCCGCCCAAAGGTTCCCGCACCATCGCGGAGCTGTCCGAGGGCATCTCGGTGGTGCCTGGCGGCGACACCCTCGCCGCGTCTCAAGCGGTCCTTGCCAGACTGCATCAATCCTGAACCGTCGCCGGAGGCGCACCATGAACGACAACGTGGCGAAGATCTCGATCATCGCCGACGCCACTGGTGTGCGTGCGGGGACGGAGAAGGCGAAGAACGAAGTCGGGGAACTCGCCCCGGTTCTGGCCAAGCTCAATGCGGGATTCGCTGAACTGGCTGCGCTCATGCGCCAGTCGATGGCGCAGGGGGCGGCGAGCGCCGAAAAGCTCTCGAATGAGATGCGTCAGCTCGTCGCGCATACCGATCGGGAAAGCCGTGCGCTCGCCGAGATGAACGCTCGAATCGGGCAGGCGGCGGCGGCAACCGACAATTGGCAGGCGCGTATCTCGGGGGCGATTGCCGGTATTGCCGCCGTCTTGTCCGTCCAGCAGTTCAACGCATTTTCGCAGCGGATGGGCGACGCTGCGGAGAAAACTACGCTGCTGAGCCAGCGGCTCGGCATGACGACCGCCGAGATCCAGACCATTGGGGCCTTGGCGGATATCACGGCTTCCGATGTCGACAAGCTGGCCGGCGCGATGGCGAAGCTCGACCGGACCTTCGCCTCGGCGAAGGAAGGTGGGAAATCGCAGGCCGCCGCCTTCAAAGAGATCGGCCTCGACGTCCAGGGCAACTACACCCAGATGCAATTGCTTCAGGCTGTGATGGCCCGGTTCAGCGAGATGGCGGACGGGCCGGCCAAGGTCGCGCTGGCGATGCAGCTGCTTGGCCGCAGCGGGGCAGAATTGATCCCGGTCCTCTCGATGTCGAAGGAGGAGCAGGAGAAGTTCAACGAGCAGCTTGCCCGGTACGGGGTCGTCAATGACGACGCTGTTGCCAAGGGAAACATGCTTGCCGATGCTTGGGACACGAACGTCCTCGCGATGCGTGGACTCGAACAGACCCTCACCAGCGCCTTCGCTCCGGCACTGGCGGCCATTGTCGAGGGCACGAATTCCCTGATCGAGCGAATGACGGCATCATACAATGCCGGCGGCGCGGTGAGGCAGGTCTTCGATGCTATCACGGCGGCCGGGCAAGGCGTCGTCGGCATCGTCTCCTCTTTGGCCCCGGTGCTTCAGGCGCTCGCGAACAACTTCCATATCGTCGTCGCAGCTGTCGAGATCTTGGCAATCGCGATGGGGCTGAGCCTAGCGCGATCGGTCATTGGTGCCGTCGCAAGTATGGGCTTGGTTCAGACCGCCATCTTTGCTGTTCAGGCCCGCGCGATTGGTGCCGCGACGACGATGCAGGCCTTGGGTCTGGTGGCCGTAACCACCGGGCGGGCCATGCTCGCCGCGTTCGGCGGACCCGTTGGGCTGGCGATAGCGGCGCTCGCGGTTGGCATCTACGCTCTGAGCGAGGCGACGGGCAAAGTCGATCGCGCAACCGGTGTCTATGCCAAGACGCAGGAGCAAGCCCGCCTGGCTACCGAGAAGGCCGCATCCATAGCGGAAAAGCTTGCCATCGCGCACGGGAAGGCGCGCGAGGAAGCCCTCGCCCTGGCACGAGCCGAACAGGAAAATATCAAGCAAAAGCTGGCCTCTGCTCAGGCGAGCGTCGTGTTGGCCCAGGCCGAACTCGCCCGTGCGCGGTCCTTCCAAAGTGCCCAGAATCGGGCGTCGATCGGTGGCGGAGTTCCCGGCACGGCAACGTTCATCCAGGGCACGGGTGATACCAAGGTCGCGCAGGCACGAGCCAATGAGAAAGCCGCACAGGACGCGGTTGCCGCTTTGGAAGCGAGTCTGAAGAAGATTCAGACCGCGATCGACGGCGCCGCAACCCCTGCGGTCACCTTCGGTGGAACCGGCGACATCCGCTCCGGGTCCAGCAAAGGCAGCGATGGTACCGGTGATACCCGGATGTCGAAGTGGGAGCAGGAGCTTGATCGCGCGAAGATGGCGATCGCGGCGTTGGCTGACGCCGAGGGCACCTTCCGCGAAATGTCGAAGGCAGATGAGGCTGCATATTGGGGTGCAGTGCTCGAACGCACCGATCTTTCACAGCAGGAGCGGCTCGACATCGAGCGGCGATACTATGGTTTGCGCCGGGATGTCCGCCGCGAGGAGTACGAGCAGGTCATCGCAGGCTTCAATCGTCAGCTTGACGAGGCACGCGGCAATGGGGCCGAGCGCGAGCGCATCGCCGCAGCGACAGCCGCGTATGTGAAGTCGAAGTACGGCGAGGAGAGCCGTGAGTACCAGCGGGCACAGGAAGATGTCGTCCGTATCGCGCGGGAGGCCGCCGAGGAGCGGAAGCGCATCGAAGCTGAACTGATCCAGGCCAAGGAAGAGATGCATCTGGCCGAGATCGACGATGCTCGAGAGGAAGCCAGCTGGCGGGTGCAGATGGGACTGATGACCCAGATGCAGCTTTTGAAGCAGGAGCGTCAGTATCAGCAACAGCGCCACGCGATCCAGATGCAGACGCTCCGCAACAATCTTGCTGGTGCGAATGAAGATGGCGATGTGGAGCGAGCCCGCCAGATCAAGGGGCAGATCGAGCGGCTTGAGCAGCAGCATCAGCAGCGGCTTAATCAGATCAACCGTGCGGCCTCTCTCGAACGCACCAAAATCACACGGGACGCGATTAACTCGACGGCTCAGCTATGGGGTCAGAACATTGCCAAGCTGCTCACCCTGCAGCAGTCGTTTGGCGAGACGATCAAAAATCTCTACTTGGGGATGGTCGGCATCGTCGCTCAGGCTCTGGCCCAGATTATCGCGACATGGCTGGCGCAGAAGCTGGCTGCGCTGATCATCGGTGGCACGGCGGAAAAAGTCTCCGGTGCTGCGACGATCGCCACGGAAGCGGCGAAGGCGGGCGCTGGCGGCACGGCATCGATGGCCGCTGCCCCCTTCCCGCTCAACCTCGGCGCTCCCGCATTCGGTGCAGCGATGGCCGGTATCGCTATGGGGTACCAGAGCTTGCTCGCTGTGCCTGGCTTCGCGGTCGGTGCCAAGAACCTGTCGCGCGATCAGCTCGCGGTGGTCCACGCCGGCGAGACGATCATTCCGGCCGCAGAGGCGGGCGGCTGGCGTAAGGTCATGGAGTTGTTCGCAGCGATGCCGCGGCTCAACCTTTCGCCGACGCTCTCATCGCCGCTGTCGGCCGGGTTTACGCCTGCCAACAACAACGCCCCGTTCGCGGACAATGATCGCGGCGGGGACGGCGGAACCCACTACCACTTCCACGGCGATATCAAGGCGTGGGATGGAAGGTCGGTGAAGCAGATGCTGAAGTCACACGCGACCGACGTTGCCGCCGCGGCAGACGCCGGTGCCCGCCAGGGCTATCGACCGCAAACCACGGGCTAGTTCGTGTAAAGGGATGGCGGTCGATTTGCCGGCACAACGCCTGCGGCGGTGAAGGCGTCTTCCAGGGATATCTGGAGGACGCCGATCCCCTCTCGAACCAGCCGCTCGCCCGCCATCCCAGCGATCCGCGCGTGGGCAGCTTCATCGCGGGCGATGATGTTTCCGGGCAGCTGGTCAGCAGCCTTTATGTAAACCGATGCTTCTGTCCACTCCCGCACCCCCAACCCCACCAGGAAGGCGTGGTAGGAGGGATTCCGCATCCTATACTCCGTCGCCAAACGACGAAAGCAAGGGTCCATGCTCGCAGCGCGTGTTCCATACTGCGCGCAGATTTCCCCGGCTTCGAACCCGTTCTTGATTTCGGATCGCACCGTTGGCTGCTGCGTCACCGGAGCGTCCAAGTTCTGCGCAAAGAGCAAAAAAGCGAGCAGCATCGACCCATCCCCCGTTGGTGGAGACCTAATTCAAAAGCATCGGGCGAGTCGAGTCAGCCACGAAGAGCGGCGGTCGCTAAACGGGCCGCCGGTCTTCGTATCTGAGCGCATCGTCTCCGCCTTCGTCATCAAGGACTGGGACGTAGCAACAACCACAGCATGGCAAACGATCGCAGCCCGGCAATGGGACGGCCGGAACAGTATCGAGCGGAAAGATCACGCCCGCGTATTTGGAGCCGACCGCACAATCGCTCGGGCAGGAGATTTCCGCAAAGGCGATCACCTCGGACGCACGAAAGCGTGCCAGTTCGCGCTGGACATAGTCTTCGTCGCCGGGCGGCAACTTGCCACGAAATTCAGGGCCGAGTCGCATGAGCCGACGTGAACACAACTCGAGCAGGGAAACAATGCGTCGATGATCAGTCCCTTCATCCCGACGCGGTGGCTCATCTCGAGCGCGGATACCGTCGATGACCCGACGATCTTCCCCCTGCTGATTGGGCAGACCTTTCTGACCTCGAAGGCACCGCAGTGGCGGACTTCGATCGCGACCGCGAGTTCCGGCCGGGAGCGGAGGCAGCAGCGCTGGTCCTACCCCCGCTGGACGTTCCAGCTCGGGTATGAGGTGCTGCGCCGCCAGCCCGGCGCCGACGATCTCGGAAAATTGTGGGCGTTCTTCAACTCGCACGCCGGCCCGGCCGGGGAATTTGGCTATCTCGATCCGACCGATTGCTCCGTCGACAACCAGGTCTTCGGCCTGGGCGACGGCTCTACCGATACGTTCCAGCTGACCAGGACGTTGGCGTTCGGTGGCATCCGCTTCACCGAGCCAGTCCGCCACGTGATCGGCGCTTCGGTGGTGACGGTCGATGGGGTCGAGGCCGCAGTGACGATCGGCGACGACGCCCATGTCGAGTTCGAGACGGCCCCGCCATCCGGTGCGGTCCTCCGGTGGACGGGGCGCTTCGCCTTCCGGGTCAGGTTTCTGAACGACCAGCTCGAAGCCGAGCAGATGATGCGGGCGCTGTGGTCGAGCGCCGGTGTCCAATTGATCTCGTTGAAGGAATAGTCGTGAAGGCATCCACGCCCGAATTGCGCGCGCTGCTGGCGACCCGAAAGTTCGTGTCCGCCGACATCTGGACCTTGCGACTGAACGGGGGTGCAGTGGTCCGCTGGTCGGGGGCCGATATTCCGATCATGGCCAACGGCAACACCTTTGCCCTCGGCCCCGTGATCGATCGAGGCTCCATTGTCGAGAAGGTCGGGCTTGAGGTCGCGACCCTGCTCGTGAACATCGACGCCGGGCCTGACGACAAAATCAATTCGATCCCCCTGATCGCCTTCATCGCTCGCCGTGGTCTCGACGGTGCCAGCATTAAGCTGGAACGGGCGTTCGCGCCGGATTGGTCTGCGATGAGGCCCGAGAACGGCGGTGCGACCGGCACGGTGCTGCGCTTCGCCGGCAAGGTGACTTCGGTCGGCGAGATCATGGGCACCCATGCGGAGATCACCGTGTCGGCCTGGACGATCCTCTTGAACGTCAGCATGCCGGCCAACCTCTATCAGGTTCCGTGTCTCCACACCGTCTATGACATCGGCTGCGGGCTCGACCCCGAGGACTTCAAGGAGACGGGCACCGTAACCGGGACGCCGACTGGCTTGGCCTTCACCTCGACGGTCAGCGGGGTCGCGGGGCTGTTCGCGCAGGGCCGTGTCGTGTTCACCTCCGGGGCCAACGCCGGGATCTCGCGCACGGTGAAGGACAACGACGGGTCGGGCGGCATCTCGCTGATCCAGTCGCTTCCTGCGGTCCCCTCACCCGGCGACGCTTTCGCGGTCTATTGGGGCTGCGATCTCGCCAAAGGCACCTGCGAGACGAAGTTCGCCAACCTGGAGCACTTCAAAGCGACCCCCTACGTCCCGCTCCCCGAGACGGCGATATGACGCGCGACAGGGTCGTTGCAGAAGCGCTGCGATGGGAGGGAACGCCCTATCATCACCGCGCGCGAATCCGGGGCGTTGGGGTCGATTGCGCTCAGCTTCCGCTCGCCGTCTATCATGCCTGCGGCCTGATCCCTGATCTCGACCCGCGCTACACCACGGACTGGATGCTGCACCGGGACGAGGAGCGGTATCTCGACATCGTGCGCGGCCACGCCCGCGAGATCGATCGAGCCGAGATCGGCCCCGGCGACTTCGCGATCTGGAAGTACGGGCGAACCTACAGCCACGGCGCGATCGTGCTCGATCCGCCGACGGTGCTGCACGCGGTCCAGCTCGCCGGAGCGGTGATCCGCGGCGACATCGATCGAGACGAAGAACTGCGCGCCCGCGCGGTCAAATTTTTCACGCTGTTCTGAGGGAGCTGCCTTCCAATGCTGGGGAAGAAAACCTCCACCTCCGCCACGAAGCTCAACGCGATCAGCGTCCAGTCCTCGACGCTCGGCCGCGCGCTCTCGCTCGGCTGGGGGCGCGGGCGCATGTCCTGCAATCTCGGTTGGTACGGCGCGTTTCGAGCGATTCCCCAGACGACGAAGACCGGCGGCAAAGGTCTCGGGGGTTCCAAGAACACCACCTACACCTATACCGCGTCGGTCATCATGATGCTGGGCGAAGGCCCGATCGCTGGCGTCCGCACCGTTTACAAAGACAAGTCGGTCTTCACCAACGGAGCGACCAGCGCATTGGCGCAGGCCGGGCTAAGCCTGGCGACGGGCGAGGTCGATCAGGCCCCGTGGGGCTATCTGGTCAGCCAATTCCCGTCCGAGGCACTCGCTTATTCGGGCATCGCCTACGTCTACGCCGCCAACTACGATCTGTCGGACTCGGCGACGCTGTCCAACCATAGCTTCGAGGTCGACTTCGCGATCCAGCTCGGCGGGGGCGTCTGTGATGCCGATCCGCGCGACATCACCGTGGATTACCTGACCAGCCCGTCGCATGGCCTGCCGGGATGGTCTGCGGGCTTGATCGGCGACCTCGACGATTGGTCGGATTATGCCCGCGCGACGGGGCTGCTGCTGTCGCCGGTCGAAGAGTCGCAGCGTCGGGCGAGCGAGTTTCTGCTGGAGCTCGCGCAGGCCTCCAACACCGAGCTGCTCTGGTCGGAGGGTCTGCTGAAGGCGACGCCGCTTGGCGACGCCCCAGCGACCGGGAACGGGGTCACCTGGACCCCCGACCTGACCCCTTGCTATGACCTGACCGAGGACGACTTCCTTGCCGAGGACGGCGAGCCTCCGGTCGTGCTGGAGATCGTCGACCAGACCGACGCCTACAACATCGTCCAGGTCGAATTCCGGGATCGCGCGAACCAGTACAACGCGGCGATCGCTACCGCGCAGGATCTCGCGAACATCGTCGAGTTCGGCCGCCGCAAGCAGGATCCGACGAACTGGCAGTCGATCGCGGACGCCGCGGTCGCGCAGAAGGCGACGCAGCTGCTGCTCCAGCGCATCCTGTACACGCGCGAGCGCTACAAGTTTCGCCTGCCCTGGGACTTCGTGCTGCTTGAACCGACGAACATCGTGACCTTGACCACGGTCAGCGACGGCCTGCTGCTGGATCAGCTCCCCGTCCGCATCGCGGAGATCGAGGAGGACGAGGACGGCCAGCTCGTCGTGCTGGCCAACGCCCTCCCGATGGGTGCCGCCTCTGCGCTGTCCTCGGCCGGGCAAAGCGGTGCCGGCTATCAGCCGAACGCGGACATCGCTCCCGGGGCGGTATCGGACCCGGTGCTGTTCAATGCCCCGTCCTCGCTGACCAACGGACGCCGCGAGATCTGGTGTGCAGTAAGCTCGACGTCGCCGACCTGGGGCGGCTGCGAGGTCTGGATCAGCGTCGATGGCACCACCTTCAGCCGGGCCGGGGTGATCAACGCGCCGGCGCGGTATGGTGAGCTGACCGCCGCCCTCGCGCTGTCCGCTGACCCCGACAACACCAACCCGCTCTCGGTCGACCTGGCGGAGAGCCTCGGGACTATCGCCGGGGGCACGGCCGCCGAGATGGACGCGGGCGTGACGCTCAGCCTCGTCGGAAACGAGCTGGTCTCCTATCAGGATGCAACCCTGACCGGAGCGAACCAGTACGATCTCAGCCCGCTCCGCCGCGGTCTCTACGGGACGGTGCCGGCGTCGCACAGCAGCGGTGTCCGCTTCGTCCGGCTCGACGACGCGATCTTCAAGCTCGACTATGGCGCGCTGAGCGTCGGGGCGACGGTGCAGGTCAAGCTGCCCAGCTTCAACATCTTCGGGCGCGCGCTCGAATCGCTCGCGGATGTGCCGGCGTTCACCGTGGAGCTGGAACCCGCGACGGCGCGGCCGGACAAGGCGGGGAATGTGCGGCTCGCCCAGCCCTGGACTGGCACGACGCTCAATGTTGTCTGCGATGCCGCCGAGCGGGCCACCGCGTACAAATTCCGCTTCTTCCTGTCCGATGAGACGACGCTGGTCCGCGAGATCAACAGTTCGTCGCCCACAGCCACCTACACCGCCTCGCTCGCCGCGCAGGATGGTGTCCAGCGCGCCTATGCGATTGAATGCGTCGCCACGAACTCGGCTGGCGACGCGGCCCCCTCGGAATGGCTGCACGTCACCAACGCGGCGCCTGCGGCGGTGACGACGGCGGCGATCGCAGACGGCGCGACCACCGCGGTTGGAAGCTGCGACGTCTCCGGCGATGCGGATGTGGCCGGGTATGTCGTCTTCTATTCCGACACCACCGGCTTCGATCCTTCGACCTCCGGGGGCGTGGTCTCAGCGGGCATCCCCTCGGTCCAGATCTTCGGCCTCGGGGCAGGCACATATTACGGGCGGATCGCCGCGTTCGATGGCTGGACCTCGAATCCGGCCCACCTGAATCTGTCCTCTGAAATCACCTTCACCATCACCACCGGCGGCGGTTCGACCCCGTCCGGCGGCGGCTCCAGCGGCGGCGGCTACGAAGGCCAGCGCCAGCGCGAGTTCGAGTAACCCTTTCGTCCTTCTCCCTCGGAGGTTCCATGCAGTTCGTTCAGTTCTACGCCGCCCGGGCCGACACCGGGGCGGTGCTCCCATATGCGCGCGCGACCGTCCTGTTGACCGGGACGACGACGGAGGCCGCCCTGTTCGACGCCGAAGGTGAGGCGATCGACAATCCGCTTACCGCCGATGGCGTCGGCGCTCTCGGTTTCGCCACGAATGATGGCATCTATGACGTCGAGATCGTGTCTGCGGACGGCACCTATTCGGCACCTCCGATCCAGAAGCTTCAGGTGGTGGACTTGTCCGGCGTGGTCGGGACGATCACGTCTGGCCGCAAGGGTGCGCCGAGCTGGGCGGCCGCCGCAGCGATGTCGTTCACGGCTGGCGAACTGGTTGAGGTGCCGGCCACTGACACCGGAACGCATACCGATCCGATCTCGGGCCTCGTCGTCCCGAACACTGGCATTTTCCGTTACAAGACCGGATCGCCGAGCGGGCTTGAGCGCATCTATGCGGTCGATCTCGGCGTGCGTGACGCCGCCCTGCTTGCCCAGGCATGGGCGGAAAGCGACACCGCGCCAGCCGGTCCGGGGACCAAGTCTGCCAAGACGTTGGCGGCGGAGGTCGACGCGGCGCTCGCAACCGTACCGATCGGCGCATCCCTCGTGGTTTTCTCCGGTCAAGCACCTGACAACCGGGGGCAGACCGGCGACCGTGGTTATTCGACGGACCTGCGCATCCAGTATCCGGCTCGCAGTGCCGATGGCTGGGAGCCCGGCATCGACCCTTCGGGTGCCATTGTCACGAAGGACAGCGTGATCTGGGATATGGCCCTCGGCCTTTACCCTTCCGGGTCTCTGACGACCACGCGCGCACAGGCATCGACGACGCTGACCAACATGGACCCGTCAGGGACGGTCCCCGTCACGGTCGCGGCCGGGCAGCCGGTTGTCCACCCGACCAAGGGCTTGCTCTGCTACCAGTTTTCGAAGGCGCTGCTTTCGACCTCCAATCCCAGCGACACCACCGTCACGATGCCGGTGACGGGCCGCCTGGCGGTCTGGCTGAGCGGGCCGGGTCAGGTCGCGACCTCGGCCGGCACCGCCACTGGTACCGGCTGGGGAACGCACGTTTCGGCACCTCGCACCTATCAGCTGCTCAACATCACCGGGGCTGGAACTATCAACCTCGACTTCACCGGCACCACCGCCGAGACCTATGTGCGCGTCGAATACAACGACGTGATCAGCGGGACTGCGGTGCCGACTCCGTTCGTGAACGGTGCCAGCACGCGGAACGGCGATCAGACGGTTGTTGGGGGAGACCTCCTAACCGCGCTCCAGGCACCGGCCGGGACGCTGCTCATTGACATCGAGCGGCCCCATCGGGTGGCGGGCATCGCGAACACCGTCCTTTCGCTGAATGGGGCTGCGGTCGTCTATCTCGCGGACGACGATTCCGGGACCTACTATGACGGCACGAACATCCAGGGCTTCGATATCGGAGATGCCAATTTCTCCACCGGGCCGGTGCGGATCGCAATGACTTGGGAGGCGGGGCACGTCAGCATTGGTGGCGGCTCCCGGATCCCGGCTCGGGTCGCCTACAGCCTCCTGAATGGCGTCGCGCGGACCAGCGCGCGGCTGGGCAATGCCAACAATTCCGACGTCTACGGCCAGCAGTCCTTGAACGGCGCGATCAGCCGGATCGAGTTCATGCCCGCCGCGCTGTCGGATTTCGAGCTGTTCGAGCGATACAACATCGAACACCCGTTCCCGTCGATCGACGAGATCCTGGTCAACTATGACCCCAAGCGGTTCCTCCGCTCCTATCGTGACGCGGTGTTGAAGATGCTCGCAGGGACCGTGATGCCCAGCGGGCATTGGCCCGTGGTGGCGTTCGGCCCCGGCACCTCGCACACCGCCGCGACCAACGGCACAACGGGGCAGATCAAGCAGACCAGCACCCCGGCGCGGTGGGCGGCCCAGATGACAGCACAGGGTATTCCCGCGCGCGTTACTAGCTGGGTCGGCAACGCTGGGTTCCCGGGTGGCGGCGGCACCAACACCTATGACAATCGTCTGTCGTGCAGCGCCGGCTGGTCGGGATGGGGAACGCAGCTTGCGGGCAGCGCAATGCGAGCAACGACCGCTGGCTGCTGGATCGAATATGCTGAGCCAACCGAAACCGACTGGCACCGCATCTTCTTCTGGATGGGCAACGCATCCGCGTTTGGTGGAGACTATGGCCGGATCGCGATCTCGGTGAACGGCGCAGCCTCGATCAAGACGATCAACTGTAGCGGCGTCGCCGGCATGGGCTATGCCGACGTCGGCCCCGCAGACGGGGTCGTGCATGGGGTCAACACCTATCGGGTCACCACCCTCGATGCGAAGCCGGTGGGCGTCGTCGGCTCCGTCGCATGGTCGTCGGTCAACCCACACCTGATCGTCGTCAACGGCGGCACGCCGCTGCGCACTATGGTGACGATGGCGACCGACAGCATCGGGGCCTTTACCCCGGAGAACTCGGTTCCCGAGCTGCTGCGGAAGCTGGGTGCTTCGCTCATTGTGCCCGAGGGCGTCACCAACGATGCGGCGGGGCTAGTCGGAGACACCGTCTACCGCACCGCGATCGGGAGCGTGCTGGATGCAGCAATCGCCACCGGCGCGGATGTCTGGCCCTGGACAGACCCGCCCTCTGCGACCGCGACGATCGCCCAGGATGTGCAGGACCGCTACACCCGCATTTTCCTGGCCGAATGCGCCAAGCGGAACCTGACCGTGGCGGACTGGCACTTCGCGATGGGGCCGCACGCCCCATACGCCGTCGCGAAGATGGGCATCTTTCACGACCTGGTCCACCTGACCGGGTCGGGGACGGTGCCGGGGTATGAAATTCAGGCGCGTCGGGCGGCGGAAGTCACCGGCGCTCGTCTGCTCGCAAACTAGAGGAACGAAGCATGGCAATGATTGTCGTCCAAGCCGCTGCTGGCGCGCTGGAAATCGTGGTGGGAGACAACCCGGCTCAGCGGCTCGAACCACACGCTCAGCTCGTCGTGGAGCTCCCCGATGAGGTCGATCAACTCGTCGTTCGACGCGTCCCGCTGACCGCAGTCGAAGCCGATGCGCTGGCTACCTCCTAGCGCCGTCCGACCGGCAACTCGCACCTCCGGGGAGGCAAAAACATGGCGGACGTGAACGGGCCATCGGCTTGGGACATCGGCGGAATCGTAGGGGGGGCCGTCGCCCTTCTCGGCGCGCTCGGCGGCGCTTTCTCCTTCATCATCAACCGCGCCGACAGGAAGGAAACTGCATTGACGACTCGGCTTGAACGACGTGTTGCCGAGCTGGAAGCGAAGGACGACAGACGGGACAAGGAGGTGATCGCCCTCCGTCTCGCATTCGAGATCGTGGCGGGGGTCGTTCGCCGCACCGACCCAGCGAATCCCGAGCTGGCCCGGGCCGAACGCATCCTTGAGGCTGCGTTCCCGCCCGATCTCAACATCCCTGCCGACATGCTCGCTACCTTGGCGAAGCTCAGCGGCGCGTAAGCGGGCACCGCCCCCGCACCACCCTCAAAGGAACTGACCGATGGAGAAACCTCAGACCTTCTGGGGCCGCGTTCGCGCGCGCCTCGTCGATGACTGGCACACCGCTTGGCGCTGGTGGTCGATCCGCCTCGCCGCGCTGTTCGGCCTCCTCGCCACCTACCTGCTCGCCGCCCCGGAGACGCTGGTCCAGGTCATCAACATCCTTCCGCCTGAGCTGCGCCGCTGGGTGCCGCCCGCGATCGGCCCGCTCATCACCGTCCTGATCGTCGGAATCCGGCTCTACAAGCAGGGAGACAAGAAGTGAGCAACAAGCTGACCGGGTTCAACGCGGACCCTCCGCCGGCACCGCAGCGGTCCGGCAAGAAAGCTGGTCTCGCTGCCGTCGTCGCTGCCCTGCTCGCCTCGGTCATTGCCGTCGAAGGCGGCTATGTGAACCACCCGAGCGACCCGGGCGGCGAGACCAACATGGGCATCACAAAGAAGGTGGCGGTCCAGAACGGGTATCGGGGGCCGATGCGGACGCTCCCGCGCGAGGTCGCCGAGAACATCTACTATCGGCGCTATCTGGTCGACCCGGGCTATGAGCCGCTGATCGCCTTGGACGCGGCGGTCACTGAGGAGCTGTTCGACACCACCGTCAACATGGGCCCGGCGCGGCCGTCGCGCTGGTTCCAGCAGGGCACCAACGCCCTGTGCAGCACTCGCCTTGTCGCCGACGGGAAGATCGGACCTTCGACGATCGCTGCCTACAAGGGCTGTCAGGACCGGCGCGGTGCCGCCCTTCTCTGTGTCGCGATGCTCGGCCACCTCGATGGTGCCCAGCGCGGCGAATACGACCGGCTGGTCCGGGTCAACCCCAAGCTCCGCGCCTTCCACCGGGGCTGGATCGCGCATCGCATCGGCAACGTCGATCGCGCGAGGTGCGGGAAGGCGGTACAATGACCTTCCTGCTCAAGAACTGGAAGCTGGTCGGCTGGGGCGTCTCCGTCGCGATCATGGGCGTCCTGCTCGTGATCGCCTGGGGCGACAGCGCCCACTGGGAGAAGCTCGCGGTCAACCGCCAGCTCCTCATCGAGAAGACCAAGCGCGAGGCCGCCGAGCAGCGCGCCCGGATCGCTGACCGCTACGCCACCGCCCTGGACGGGCACACCAAGCGGGTGACCGCGATGGAGCCCGTCATCGTCCACAGTCGAGATATCGTGAGGGAATATGCGCAAACCCCTGCTGGCCGCACTACTTGCCTTTCCGCTGAGCGCGTTCAGCTGCTCGAGAGAGACGACCGCGCCCTTGAAGCTGCCTCCAGCACCGGCGGCGGCGCAGGTGCCGTGCCTGATCCCGCCGATCCCCCGGCAAGGTGACGGCACCGCCACCTCCGCTGACATGGAGCTTGCCGCGCGCGAGCGAGCTATCGCGATCGCGCAATGTGAGACCCGGCGTCGGCTGCTGATCGACAGCTGGCCGAAGTAGCGCTCAGGCGTCGTTGTCGTGGTCGTAAATGGGGTTGCCTTCGGGATCATGCAGCTCCGCGACGAGCGACGGCTCCGGTCGCCCCTCATGGGTGGCCCAGCCGTCGCCGTCGATATACGTGCTCCAGAACCCGATCTGGGGCCCGCGCTCGCTCCACAGCAGGACGTAGCGCCCATCTCTGAGTTCGCTCGGAACGTCATCAACGGGCAACCAGTCAATCCTCCCCATCGTCGCCTCCTCGATCATCCGGTCCATCCGGCCACCCAATCTCGGATTCCTTGAGCCCGAGATAGCGCTCCAGCCTCTTCCGGTCCGTCGACTCCAACCATTCCGGACGACCGTCGCGGACCCAGGTGTCGAGGTAGCGCGCTGGCTTTCCGATCAGCCGCGACAGCGCGGCCAAACTCTCCCCGCGTTCTGCGGCTCGATCGCGCAGCTTGGCGCGCGCCTGATCGGGAGTGGGCCACGGCTTCAT